GTCTAAGGCAGACGGATCGCCCATCTCGATGTTGTCGGCAGTCACGTTAATACCGTAGTCATCAGCCACGAGGTATTTGCTAGTATTGGTTGCAGTGTCTACTATCGTTTTCATAGTCCTATCCTGTAATTAAAAGTGAAGTTGTTGAAAGAGCAGTACCTGCTTTCGTGCTAGTACTAGAAGTTGATATTGTACCATCGTCCTGTACGAAGTAGGCAGTGTTGGGTGTAAGGGCAGAAGAAAGATCAATTACTACTGCTTTACCTGCATCCGTGGTTGCTTCACCGTAGCTAGTTATAGTTTTATTAGCATCTGGGTCAAATACACTTGCTACGTATCTAATAGAGTCCGCATCAAAAATATAGGATGAACCAAAAGAAATAGAAGTACCACTTACTGTTCCAGTAATAACTGTGCCTTTATTAGCATTATCGTTGTGTTGATAAGAAATTACTATTTGAGACTTAGAAGAATCAAAAACACAAGATTTATAAGTAACGTCATTTGACTGAAATATAGTTTCTGCACCAAACGATATGCTCGTGCCACTTACTGTTCCAACAATTGCATTCCCCGTATCAGGCGTTGCAGCAGTAGCTCCATAAGCTATAACTACTTTGTTATTAGAAGAATCAAAAGCTATCGATGGATACTCTATATCTAATTTAAATAATACAGCAGAGCCAAATGAAATACTTGTACCGCTAACTGTACCGACTATAGCCTTACCATCTCTTGAGTAATCTCCAGTATCATAATCAATAAAAGCAATAACAACTTTGTTTGCGTTAGAATCAAAAACAGCTTGAAAATCATATGACCAGCTTGCAAAGAAAGTTACTGCTGAACCAAATGAAATACTTGTGCCGCTGACCGTCCCAACGACTGCCTTTCCGTAGTGATTGCCTTGGTCATCTTCATACGCAATTACAACTTTGTTATTAGAAGAATCAAACGCACAAGTAACGCTTGCAATCGCTCCAGATTCAAAAACAGCAGGTGAACCAAAAGAAATACTTGTGCCACTAACAGTCCCTACAATAGCTGTGCCGTAGTTTGAATTATTGTTATCGCGGTACACGATTACAACTTTGTTATTAGAAGAATCAAAACATATTGCGTAATACGCATTTGCACCTGCGGAAAAAGTTACTTTACTACCGAACGATATAGAAGTCCCTGATACAGTACCGACAAAAGCTACTCCAGCATTACTCCCATCATCGTCTCTCGTAGCAATAACTATTTTATTTGAGTTAGTGTCGTAAGTAACAGCCCTCCAATAGCTTGCTCCTGCTAAAACAGTAACAGGTGTGCCACCTGTAGGGGCGAAAGGTATCAATCCCGTATTCGTTATAGCACCACCTTTACATACCACCTTGCCTGTAGCCGCGCTTGATATGGCTTGGTCTGTGATGCCGATGAAGGATGTGGCGTTGGGTGCTGTGCCTTGTTTATAGACAAGAGAACGAGCGGAGTAGTTGGGGTTAGCGCGATTAGAATACACAAATGATGCCGTATCGGGATCAAACACTAAGTTATTTAAAAGAACCGTTCCACCTGAATACAAAGTAACTGGATCAGTAAAAGATATGCTAGTCCCTGACACAGTGCCTGTAGAGGCTTTACCTTTATAAGAATCTGCAACATCGGTGTAAGCGAATGTGACTTTGTTTTGTGTGGAATCAAAAGAACCTGACATGTATTGAGTATATGCTGAACTAAATGTAGTCGCAGTACCAAAGGTCATTCCCGTTGAACCGTTAGACGTACCTACTTTAGACTTACCATAATAAGAATTACTTACGTCCGACCATCCCACAACTACTTTGTTGTTAGCAGAATCATAAACAACAGCAGATTCGATGCTTGCCGCATTGTTAACCACTATGCTTGCACCGAAAGAGATTACATAGTTAGCTGGGATTGTTGCTATCTTTATTTGCAAGTAATCGCTAGTTGAAGGATCAACCCATACAACATTTACAGTATTATCTGTCGTATTAGTACAAGCTGAAATGTAGTTATCTGTAGCACCACCAGAGGTGAAGTTAACTTCAGAGCCATAATAAAGATTAGTACCACTTACAATAGCGACATTAGCATTACCTTTTGAACTGTCTCCGTTATCCCGATAAAAAATAGCTGTTGCGTTTCGATTAGGTTCATAAGTACAGGCGATAGCACTATTTCCTGTAGCCCCTGTAGAGGCAGAGTTAAACACTGCTGCCGAGCCAAAGCTAATGCTGGTTCCACTTACCGTTCCGACAATACCTGTACCATACCCCGAATTGCCATCGTCTTTGTAAAAAATTAGAACCTTGCTACTTCCGCTATCAAAACACATTGATATGCTTTCAACACTAGCAGAACGAAAAGTAGCTTCAGAACCAAAAGTAATAGACGATCCGCTAACCGTACCCACTCTAGCTCTGCCGTAACTACTGCCGCCAAGATCAACATAAGCAACAACAACTTTATTATTTGTCGTGTCGTAACAACCTCTAATATATCTTGTATTTCCTGTGTCAATATCCGTTGTCGAACCAATCACTTGTGTACCAGCACTAATAGCCTCAACCTTCCCATCTGACCTAAGTGCTACCGTGACACCACTGGCTAACGTGCCTTGGGCCACGAAGTCTGCACTTTTTACACTGCTCCCCGCTGGGAGTAACTCGCTTAGATTGCTCATGTATTCACCAGATTAATGCTTGTGGCTGAGAGGGCTTCACCAGCGACGATAGAAGTTGAGCCAGTACCCAGTGTGCCGTCATCCTGAACGTAGTAGGTAGAGCCTACCGTAAAACGAGCATCGTCTGGCGTGTTAGCCGTGCCACCCATGCCGCTATGGGCAGTGCAATAGTAGTACAGGGTTGGTGCGCCTATCGCCACGACTATCTGTGTGTAAGCTCCTGCGTTTCCGGGCACTCCCACTACTGTAACGCCTGTTGTGTATTCCGAACCACCACCATGCGTACCGTCAGAAGTTGTGGAGAAACGTAACGGATGTCCTCCGTTAGTCCCGTCGGATTGGTCAAACTTATACGTTCTGCCTTCGCTCAAGCTGACTGTCGCTTGTAACGCACCATCTATGTAGTACTTGTTTCCAGAGCCGGGATTAGCCACCGTAATAGCAAAGGTTGTAGTTGCCGTATTAGTAATAGCCGTAGTGTTTATACCACCCTGCAAGGTGACTGTACCTGTGGCTGTGTTAGCTATAGCGGCTTCGGTGATGCCAACGAAGGAAGAGACGTTGGTTGCACCTGCTGTAAAAGCAACAGCTTTAGGGTAATTACTGTCAGTAGCGTCTCTAAATGGTTGAACAAATTTTGCGTTGGATTGATCGCAAGACAAGCCATCTGCCCCACCATAAAAATCACTAGCAATACCTAAATCAGTTTTATCAGAATAAGTAACAGTGTCTCCAGAAATAGTTCCTGTTCGATAAACAATTCCAAAATTACCGGGCGTAGTGTCTGAGTTATCAACATACGGTTGTACAATGTGAGCATTGGTTACGTCATACACTTGCCTATATAAAATAATATTAGCACTTTCAGAAAAAGCTGCTGTCTCTGCACCAAAAGTTAAAGAAGTCCCGCTGTTTGTAATGACCCTATACTTTGTTGTTGCTAAAGCACCAACGACTACATATAAGTCTACAGTTTTATAAGAAACTGGATCGTAAGTTAATTGAGTTCTCTGCTGTTGATTACCTACTGCTTGCGCTGTTGTATAAGAAATGCTGTTAGAACCCGCATTGACCGTACCAATTCCAGCGTAAGCTTGACTATCAGTATCTTGAGCATACACATATATTGTTTTGTTTCGATAGGCATCATAAACAGTACCACCATAAGAGTGATAAGCTACTGATCGGACAACAACGGGTGTGCCAAACGTAATTGTTGTTCCTGAAACTGCTGCGACTACGCCATACAGATAGTTATTATTTCCATTGTCATAATAGTGACCAACAATTCTATCGGCGGTTGTGTCGTATGCCATTGACCAAGCGTTATTTGATTTTGTCATCCAAGAAACAGCAGTGCCAAATGCAATTGAGTTGCTCCCTGCTGTGACATTACCGACAATCCCTGTACCTGAGAAATCTGCACCGCCTAATTGAGTCATGTAAAAAACAACCACTTTGTTTTCATCGGGGTGATAAATTGCATTCATATAGGACGCACCGGCACTTTGCCAAACGACAGGCGTTCCAAAGGTAAACGTTGTTCCTGTAAGTTGTGCAACCACAGCAGTGGGATAACCACTAGAATTTATAAATACTATGACGTACCTATCGCTGTTAATATCATAAGCAGAAGTGCCGTAATAACTCGTGCTTGAAAAAATTGCAGCAGATTTTGTGCCTATATCTGTCGATGTCCCCGTAATAGCCTCAACCTTACCATCCGACCTTAGACCTACCGTCTGACCGTTAGCTAACGTCCCACTCGCTACAAAATTAAAAGACTTGCCTCCAGCACCGCTGGGTAATAAATCGCTTAAATTACTCATGTTGGGTCCACCAAGTTTAGGGCTGTGGTTGAGATGGCTTTGCCAGCTTTATTTGAAGAAGAGGTCGTACCTAGGGTTCCGTCATCTTGGACGAAGTAATTGGAGCCTATGGTGAAAGGTTCTGAAATAGTGCTTAAAGATAGAGGAGTAACAAACCCGCCTAGAGGAGAATCTTGTCGATAACCCATTATAGTAAGCTTGCTGTCAACGTTAAAAGAAATTCCTCCGTAAGAAATCCTAACCGAATTTACATCCGCAGGTGTTGACCACGCTATAGAAGTTCCCGATATAGTTCCGTAAACATATGCGCCATTGGTTGCACTGTCTTCAAAAAAAAGAACGACATTATTAGTAACCGTATCGACCGTTAAATAGTTAACGTCTGCCGAAACTCCTGCATTGTACGTTACGACAGAGCCAAAGCTTATTGATGTACCACTAACTGTTCCTACATAAGATCGACTAGAGACATTATAAGATACGACAACTTTGCCAGAACTCGGATCAAAAGTAAGAGACATATGTGCAACATTATCTGAACTAATAACTACAGCACTACCAAAACTAATGGATGTTCCGCTAATTGTACCTACACGGGCTGTTGGCTTACCAATAGCACTGGCATCTGCATAAACCAAAACCGTTTTATTGTTCGTCGAATCGTATGCCAAACCAAGGGTAGCGTTATTTACATTAGAAGCAAATTGCACAATAGAACCAAAACTAATGGATGTTCCGCTAGGCGTACCAACCACAACCTTACCTCCACCGCCGTTATCTCTATAAGCGATGACAACTTTGTTAGCAGAAGAATCAAAGCTTATTGCCATGCCAGTACCCGCAATATTTTCTATGGCTACAGGAGTGCCAAAGCTTATTGATGTGCCACTAACTGTACCAACTACAGCATAGGGGTAATAGCTAGGTGCGCCTCGGTAAGCAATAACTATTCTATTGGTATTAGAGTCATACGCAACGACTCCCCAAGTAGCATTACCTGCACTATCGTAAACCACAGGCGTTCCATAAGTAATAGTAGTGCCAGATATGGACGCAACTCTAGCTGTGCCATATCCGCTATTACTAGCGTCATAATATGAAAAGACAGTGTTTTTAGTCGTGGAATCGTATGCACTATTTATGTAATAACCGTTAGTTGTTATAGTCGATTGTGCCCCTAAAGTGGGTGGCGAGTCTTGCACCTCCGCCGTAGTAGAAAGCCCACCTTTAACAGCGACTTCGCCCGTGGCTCCCGAAGATATAGCAGCGTTGGTTATACCGATAAAAGAGGAGGCGTTGGTAAAAGCAGTTTTGGTGACAGAGGCTGTGCCGTAGTTTGAGTTTGTTCCGTCGTAGTATGCAGAAACAGTGGCATTAGCGTTTACATCAAAGACTGCGGCTATAGCAGTGCTTGATGAGTTGTATACTTGTTGTCCACTAAAACTAATTGACGTACCGCTCACTGTACCTGTGATTACTGTACCAGAGTTTGAAACGCTGTCATCTCTATAGGATATAACTATTTTGTTTGACACTGAATCAAACACGGTTGCTATATATAAAGCATTACCCGCGCCATCAAAAACAACAGGTGTGCCAAAACTAATACTAGTTCCACTTACTGTTCCAACTATCGCAGTACCATAATTAGAGTTACCTGAATCAGAGTAACCAATTACAACTTTATTAGAATTGGAATCAAAGGTTGGGCGATATGTAGCAGAGCTTTGAAGAGAAGCAACATAAGTAACGGCTGTCCCAAAAGAAATAGATGTACCAGAAACCGTTCCGACAACAGCTACTCCAGCCCCGTCAGTAGCTTGACGGCAAGTCAGTACTACTTTGTTACTGTTGGAATCAAAAGTTGCACCGTTAAAAGCTGAACTAACCGAATGAGCAGTGGCTTCTGAGCCATACGATATAGCTGTTCCTGACACCGTCGCGACTATCGCCATTGCGTAATCAGTTGTATGATGTCTGTACCCAAAAACAACTTTATTAGAATTGGAATCAAAAGTAGCCGCTACATATTGGCAAGAGCTTATAAACACATATTTAGAGCCAAAAGATATACTTGTTCCAGATACAGTGCCGACGATGCCTGTTCCCGCATTTCCGTTACCACCGTCTCGAAACCCTATAACTACCTTATTGACGTTAGAGTCAAAGGTTATGTCCATCTGAAAAGCAGTTCCCGAATTAAACACAACCGCTGAACCAAAAGTTATTGCAGTGCCTGAAACGGTTCCAACAATAGCAGTGCCGTAATAACTATTGCCATCATCTCGATAGATTAGAACAACTTTGTTGTTAGCAGAGTCATAAGTTCCACCAATCTCTTGCGAAACTGCCGCCTCAAATACCACCTTGGTTCCAACACTACCTGACTGACCCGCAACAGCCTCAACCTTACCATCACTGCGTAGAGCGACAGTCTGACCATTAGCCAACGTCCCTTGAGCGACAAACTCTATATTATTCTGGGTTCCCCCAGATGGAAAAAGCTCTGAAAGAGTAGACATTTACACACTCCAGCCAATCGTCCCATTGATGTAGGTCATCACGATTTCGGCAAAATTCTTATCGAAAGTAAGGTCAGTAGCTGAACTGGCTATGTTAGAGCCGTTACGAGCAACCGTGAAGTTAGTTGTCGCTGCTGCACCTGTGCCGTCCTTAATGACTACATAATCTCCTGCTGATGGACTAGCTGGCAAAGTAATTGTTATCGACCCTGCTGTAGCAACTAAGAACGAAGCTGAGGTAGCCGTAACGCTTGTACCTTGTAGTGTTGGAGCTGGATAACCTGCGGCTTCTGCTGCTGATGTCCATGTGCTTCCGTTAGACTTTAGGACGTTACCTGATGTTCCCGGTGCAACAACCTGTACGGCTGATGTGCCATTGCCCAAGATCACATTGTTAGCAGCCATACTGGTTGCGCCTGTACCGCCATTAGCGACAGGTAATGTGCCTGTAATCTGTGAGGAAAGATCGACCCCGGATAACGTACCACCCAGCGTTAAATTACCTGATGAAGTAACTGTGCCGCTAAGAGTAACCCCGTTGACTGTGCCTGTACCTGCGACCGAAGTAACCGTACCTGCCCCAGCTTCTGAAGGGTTAGCGTTAAATACCGCAGCACCTGCTCCTGCACCATCCGTAATAACCATAGTTTTAGAGCCGTTGGCTATATTAATGGTAGCGCCCGACCCCTGTTTGATTGTGATGATCTGACCGCCGGTCGTAGAATTCTCAATCAGCCACACTTTAGATACGGTGTTTGGCCCAAGTGTTACCGTTCGTGTAGCTGTAAGCGAACCTGCTGAAGTAAGCTTTAGATAAAAGCCACGAGTAGCGTCCGCAGTACCGTCAGGCATGGTAAAGGTTTGATTAGCATCGCTAGACAGTTGTTTTGTACCGTAGCTAAAACCATCAGTAATTAGTTCAAGGTTAGTGTTAGTACTAGTCCCCCAAGTACCGTCCTCATCACCCGTGGTAATTTCTTTTAATCGTAGATTGTTTACATAAGTTGCCATAATTTAGTCCTATGCTGCTGTGTCTATGTCTACCCAGTTAGGGGTTTGTGAACTGTCTACTCCAACCCAGTTCGGTGTTTGTGAAGTATTTATTGCAGTCCAGCCTGATCTCGTTACTGTTCCTACTGCACCTGTCCCAACAACCCCAATAGGAATAACATTAGAACTTCTTGTGTTTGTTACGTTTCCTACTACACCTTGTGCGGCGGGAACTCCGCCCACATTTAAAACTACTGTTGATGTAATCGTTCCTACTGTACCTGTTCCAACTACTCCGGTAACAGTATAATTCCAGTTGTATGTTGGGGTTACAGTTCCTACTGCCCCTGCCCCCGCTACTCCACTTGGTACGGTAAACACGCTACCTATACTAAATGAAACTGTTCCTATTGCTCCTGTAGCACTGACTCCTGTTGGGATATTAAACTCATTTACCCCTACCGTGAAGTCCCCTATTAAACCTGTACCCGATACTCCTGTTAAATCAAAGGCTGCAACAGTGCTAACTGTGCCTATTGCGCCTGTAGCTCCTACCCCTGTAAGGGTAACAAGCCCTGTATAATCTAAAGTTACTGTACCTATCGCGCCTGTAGCCGCAACGCCGGTAGCAACAACTACACGTCCGTAAGCAGGGGTAACAGAACCGACTTGCCCAGTTCCTACTACTGCAATGCCATTAGCACCCCAGCCTTCGTCGCCCCATCCACGAGCGCCCCATGTTGCGCCTAGGTGTAAAACTTTAGAAGCTTCTCCACCCCATCCGTTAAACCCCCAAGGACGTTGACCCCATCCGCTCATGGCACTTCCCTACTTAGGCAATACGGATAATAGCCGTAGCTGCCGCTGCTGACGGGAATTGTATCTGAAAATCACCGGAGCTTACTGTCTGGTCACCACCAAAGCTAAGTACCGCACAAGCAGAATTAGAATCGCCTGTGTCATAAATCAAAGCACCTGATGTCGTAAAGCTAGAAGAAGTCCACGTTACAGAACTAAAATTAGTAATTGCTGTTGTACCGTCCGCTGTAGGAGTCACAGAGGTAAGGAGCTTACCGAGTTGTGTGTATCCTGTCGCAGTAGGTAACTCGTCAGCACCCATCTGAGAATAGTTAGTAGTCGCCGCACCAAATGTACCACTGCCTGAAGCAGTAGCTTTGAAAAGCGCCATTTTAAAACGGTTACTTGCCGCAGAGAAGTTATGTAAACCCTTCAACAACTCAACTTTGAACGATGTGGGCATTGCAGTTGTGATTGTAATTGCCATGTTAGACCTCTAGTAGTTTCACTAATTCTGGATGCCCCGCATCCCGAAAACGGTTGATTAATGTGGTGTTGTGAGAAGCCACCGCTTGACGTAAATAATTAACCATTACGGCTCTGATGTCATCTCTAAATGCTTCTGCTTGCGCCTGTATTACAGGGTGTGAGTTATTCCCGATGGAGATAACCTCGTTTATCGCATGTTCAGCCAGCTCTTCGGGGGTAAATCCGCGCCCTGAAACTGCTGAAGTTGTTGCTATTCCTACTTCTACTCCACCTACTGCACTTAACATAAGTTATCCTATCTTACTGGTACGCGAACAACGCCGTTACGATAAGCGTCGGTTTCTAATTTGCCATCACCTAAGTTTTTCAACAACGTCAAAGCGTCGATATACATTTTTTCATACAACGCTACCATATCAGCTTCACCCTTCTGAAATCGTATTGCTTGAACTAAAGCCCCATTTAATAGCGCAGAATCAAACTGATCGCCTAACCACGTAGTTCCAGCAGTAACAATGCTGGTAGGGTATTTACCATAATGCAACTCGGCAACATACGTAACATTAGGCGTTGGCCCTACGATAAAACTAGTCTGACTAAAGATACCATAGTGCTGTGGTCGCCCTTGTGTAGCTGCAACAGGGTAAGCTTCTCGTATAAAGCTAGGGTCTTTGTTAATTAAATAGTGATACTCCGCACTAGTAGGATCAATAACCGCTAAAGAATACACATACAACATGCCTGTAGGCATCGTGAGATACTGATTACCGCCGGTTATATTACCCGTCTGGTTCGCACGTAACGCAGGAAGGTCAACAGTAGAAAAAATAAGTTGCTCTGCTTGCTCAGTAAACATAGCCAACTGGTCGTCCGTAAACGTCTGTTCGCATACATCCTGTATGTTTGCTTTAAGCTCGGTGTAATTCACCTAAAACTCCCTACGCCATTGGCCCACGAGCCATAGTACCTTTGGTTGCTGCACCTGTACCACGTATCTTTATACCGCTTGTCTTAACAGTACCAGAGGATTGCTCTGGCGAGTTAACAGTAGTGCCGGGATCATACTCTTTAACCCCACTCATCTTGTGTATCTTCATTCCTTTTTCTTTAGCCATTGTGTTATACCTCTATGTTATAACTATTGTTACTAACCCTATTTTCCCAAACGCAAAGAGTGGGTCTACCGGCTGTAATCTCGCTCGACTTGCAGGGTAACCTGTAAAGTCTGGTCTTGGGTCTCGTATTGCCTGTGGGTCATTTATTACAAATGTCCCTAAACTTAACTGCGGCTGGTCAGGGTTCCAACACTCTGGACAAGCCTTAATTCCTGTAACCACTGCCTTAATAACCAGAGGTTTTAACTGCCTTAGCCTATACTGAAACCCACATACGTCGCACTCTGCTAACGCATTTTGGCCTGATGCAAATTTCTGGCTCATAGTTACCTAGGTCCATACAAGCGAGGTATAAGCATTTCAGAAGCCTTTTCTCTATCCTCTCCCGCAGCTAACGTATACTGTTCATCATACTGTGCTTTGAGCATTTCCAGCCGTGCCATGCCCTCCGGTATCTTAGTAGCCAAGTAGTATGCTAGACCTGCTACAAGCGCAGGGAAGAAACGAAAGGGCATATCGGCTGTGTTAACGCCCGTCCCTGCATCATCAATACGTTTAAGACGGTAGTATCTAAGCACATAAAAAGGTTCGAGCGCCGTACCTTGGTTTGGTACAGGCCATACGGTAATCTGCGGATTGTCTGTCTTACGATCAACCCATGCTTGTATGGGGCGACCCTGAGTTAACTTATTAGGAACAGAGGAGTAAGTATCTACACTGATACGCGAAAGGTTTAAGTCAGTCTGAGTAACTGCATTACCCTCACTGGTGCGGATAAACTGCTCTATCAAATCAATAGTATTGGCGGGTAGGTCATAAGTCGCTGTGCCTTGAACAAGGTTTACAAACCCCTCCTCAATCGTCCACATATTAACGCCACGATTAGCCCACTCAATAGTCAGTAGATTCATAGAGCGACGCGCTGTGCGTAGATCGTAGCCAGAGTGTAGCTCCCTACCGGCACGTTCAAACGCCTCTTCAGCGATCTCTGTGAACTCCATGTTAAATGTAGTAGTGCCAGATACAGCCATTATTTCTTTTTCCTTTTCAGCGGAGTGACTCGTCTAGGTTTACCTGCTGGTTGGCCTAGTCGTTTCTTCTGCGCTATACGAGACTTCTTTTGTGCCGCTGTCATTTCACCAGATGTCTTAGGTGTTTTACTAGAAACCCTTTTTGTGGGTCTACAGTACGGCGTTCCCCGTTTGTCTCCTTTCTTGCGCCCACAGGCTTTACCTGTCTTTACGTCCTTCCAGTCTTCCTTGAACCAACGCTTTAAGGCTGCGCCTTTGGCAGTTTTACGAACGGCCACTGGCTTTCTTCTTCCTGCACTTAGCAATAGCACCTGACGCATACGCGGAAGGGAAGACCTTATACTGAGCCTTCACCTTGCGATAACAAGCATCCTTTACAGACCCGCCTTTTTTAAGTGCAGTAGGACGTTTAGCTGGGTTTATTGCACCCATGCCTTTACATGCCATCATAGAGAACTACTCCTCTGAGTCGTCTTCTACTTCTACAACAGGCTCTTCAGCTTTTTTAGGAGCTGTTTTAGGAGCTTCTTCAACAACTTCATCTTTACCATCTGGCTGTCCAAATAATCCAATTCCCATAATATTCTCCTCAATTAAACCATTCGTCCTTTAGTATGCCCTTTTACAGCAATACCGTCAGCACGGCTGGAAGCGCTGCTCTTACTTTTACCAACCTTACCGCCTTTTTTCATCATAGTAGAAGCCCCAGAATATGCGCCTTTACCCATAGACTTTTCCATGCCTTTACTTTCATTTCTGCGAGAGGTCATGCCTTGAGATTTTTTACCGTTTCTAGCACCCATAGACTCGTCTAGTCGGTCATTGTATCCCTGCGTTTTACCGCCTTTCATGTACCCTTTAACCTTGCCGCCCATGTTCATGCCAGCCATTTGATTTTTTTCAAAATCCTTTTCTCGGTTAATTCGCCTTCGTTCTGCGTCAGTGTTACTGCCTGTTCTGTTGCGGATTCGATACATCTCATCGTCTAAATTACGCATGGTTCTTTTATCTTTCATCATACCCGGCATACCACCCTCCTTAAAGGTTCTTCCTTTATCTGCTTTAGCAAAATCTTTACCTACACTTTGTGGAACCCCAGCTTTCTTGGCAAACTTAGGGTTATTAGCTACCGCTGCCATAAAATTTGCTTGTTTCTTCGTTTTACTAGGCATTAGCGCATCTTACAAACTTTGCCGCCACGAGCTAAACCGTAGCCACGAATTTTGCCACCCTTTTTAAGACCTTTAGCCTCTTTACCATCTATTTCTACTCTTGTGTTAGGGTCATCTAACTTACTCCCCATAGCATCACGAACCATGTTCCTTATTTTTAACCCTTCTTGTCTCTTTTTTAAGTCCGCATTAGCTTCTTTAAAAGTTTTTTTACGTTTCTTTTTTTCTGGTCGTTCTATTTTATTAAGCGGTGTTGGTGCTGACAATGGTGGCGTTGGTGACGATCTTCGTTCCCCCCTAACTTTTTTTCTTTTTGGAGTAAGCCCTTTTTTAAACCTACTTGGAGCCTCACCTATTTTAAAGTCTTTACCCGATTTTCTTTCCCGTGGTATTGGTTTAGGTTTTGTCGGCATGTCTATTCTCCTACCATTTAACTTTATCAGCTTAATAAGCGCTAACACTTCCACCGTTTTCTGGCTTGACGCAGCCTAGAGTTAGGGTCTTTAGCTGCTTTTGGAAATTTTTTCATCTGACCAGCAGAACGCGCACAGAAAGACTTACGCCGCTTTGCGTCCTTGCTGCCCTTCTTCACTTCACCCGTAACGGCTGTCTTAAGTTTAGAGCCGGGGTTGTCCCTACGGTATTTAGCCACACCCTTCTTAGTCATACCTGCACCAGACTTAGTTGGACGCTTCTGACCACCTTTAATGGTGTGGCCTTTCATAGTCCCCTTTTTCTTAGGCGCTGGCATAAACTTTAGACACCGTAAGAATAAAAGAGTACGAATCTCCCGCTGCTGGGCTTATTGTAGTCGCTACAATATCACCCGTATTACCTGCTGTTCCGAAAGTTCCGGGGTTAGGAATACCAAAGTCAGTAAAGTCATACTGCTCTGTCCAATCCGCTGGAAGTGTAAAGATAGGAACATCAGTAGTCGCATCAAATGCTAAGGTGACAGCCACTCCTTTGCTTGCATAAGTGGCCGCTTGTACAGTAGCTGCTATACAGGCTTGACCCGTTATAGGGTCATTTGAAAGGCTAGACACATCAACTAGTACAGAAGTAACAACGTCAGTATTACCTACCGCTACATTACCCCTAATAATAGCTGTGCGACCGCCATCCTGTATGATTTGCGTCGTTAGCGTATCAGCCATGATTTACTCCTTATAGTTTATATTAAGCACTAAATGGAGTAGCACCTGCACCCGCGCTAGCGCCGAAGCAAACAGCTTGGACATACCATGTTCCCGCAGAAACGGCTGTGCATGTAATCATGCTATCTATGTCACCACCAGTAGTACCGCCATTCCAAGTGAATGTAGTGTCGTTAGGTGTAGCTAAGAAAGTCTTAGTCAAACCGTTAGCGTCTACAGACGTTGCATAGCCAGTGAATACATCCGTTCCAGAAGGCTTGATAACTAAGTTATTAGCTAAGTCAAATGCACTGATAACCACAATCTGTGCGCCAAGCTGGTTCTGTTGGTCAGGCGATGTAGGATCAGTTGCAGGAGTAGTGCTTGAAGGTGCAACAGATAGAATCGCAGGAAGTGTAAGTTGTCCTGCACCTGCGGCATTGTTTGAGTTATAGACATTTACTACACCCGCGTTACCCGGAGTTACTGCTCCAGTAGGGTTGCCATTAGCATCTACTGTAGGGGTAGGGAATATAGACAAAGCCGTTGTTGTATTGTTGGCAGTTATTAAAGAAGCTGAACCCGGTCCAGCGGAAACAAAACCATTAAGTGATCGTACCGGCCCAGAGAAAGTTGTTCTAGCCATTTGAAAGTCCTCACATGCGAGTTTAGCGAATCTGTCTGCATGTAGTCCGTCGGGGACGGTCAGAGTTCGCGGGTTAGCCCCGATTTAAGAGAGTATATACCACTTATTTATAATATGTACAAATAAAACTCAGACAAAGAAAAGGGAGCCGAAGCTCCCTAATCTAATCACCTGTTGCTTATGTAGCACCCGGTGAACCGTAAACGCCCAGTGGGTCAGATACGCCGAAGCTGTATCGCTCACGAGCCTTATATCGGCTGTTCCCTGTGTCGAAGTCCGCATCCATAGATGTAGTCATCGGTGTACGGATGAAGTGCTTCAATCCGTTAGGAACGTCAGTCATCAAGAACCACGCATTACCGTCAGTGAGGTAGTTATTAACTGTATAACCCTCTGGCACTGTACCGTTGTTGCGGATTGCGTTGATGTCGTTGTCAGCAGTGCCGACTCTTAGCTCAGTATCCATCAAACGTGTAGCAACGAATTGCAACGCTGGTGGGATAACAAGCTTACGAGGTTTAGCTGCAATCAAAAGACCACGCTCATCAGTCCATGCTGCTATTGAAATAACCGCTGCTTCCAAAGAAGTCTCGTTTAAGTCAACGCCAGTCGCTGGAGTGTTTGCGTTAGTTCCACCAGAAACTAGTGGATGAGCCGTTGAGAACAAAGTCTGGCCGTCACCATAAGTGGGTCCGCCAGCAAAACCAGTGTTGAGAATAGTCGCACCTTTAACTTGCTTGGTGTAAGCCATTGCTCTAGCTAGTGCCTTTGTATAACGCGCTGAAAGCGAATCGTACAGGTTGTCCTCAATAGCCTCTTCGGTTAGTGAGAAACCCATAGCAATCGTCTCATTGACGTATCGGGCTGTGTAGGTCTCTTGTGCGTTATCGTAAGAAATGGCAGCACCTTCAGTTTTAACTGGGGCAGCACCAAAACCTGATAACTTCACTTCTTCTTCAAAGGAGCGGTCAGAAGTCTCTGTTTCAAAGATTTCTTTAGTCTCCTCACCATATCGTGCGTACTCAAGGCCAAACAGGGCATTCAAACCCGGTAGTAGTTCCTTGAGGAGTTGCGCTCGTGAAATAGCCATTAGTCAGTCTCCTTAAGCCGTACCGGTTGGGTTAGTGTATGAATGCGCTATTGGGTTGAACTTAACAATCACATCCGTAAAAGCATCTCCAACAGCACTGCCCGGAGCGTCAACAAAGTCAACGATACGAAGAGCAATACCACTAGTAGATGCTACTGTAGCGTCTAGCGCAACATTCGAGTTACCAGTAATAGTACTACCAGTAGTTGTCGATTGTACGTTAGCTAAAGGTGCATTTCGACCAAGGGCAGCTTGCGCTACCGCTCCATCAGCTTGCATCTGGAATGCTACGTTAGGGTCATCTACGATGAATGCTTGTGCGTCAGCAGCGACTTGACTAGCGGGCCACATTTGACGGTTAACAAAACCAAGCGTTGCATCTGTATAAGAACAGCCCATGAACACGCCGACTGTGCCGACAGGGAACTGATCTGCTTGTGAGCCTATATCAGTCATCAGTTGAATAGTACCGTCAGCAGCAATTACGACAATAGAGCCGTAAAAGATGTTAGTACCGTAACCAGATGCTATAGGCAGCTTGCGAGTGGCTCCCGCGTAGGGAGTACCGCTCACCTCGTTTATAGGCCGTAGCCCATAGGGGGTAGCTGTAGTAGCCATTTTAATCTCCTAAGATTATCCTTTACCGAAAGTAACCTTAGAAGACCTTTCATTAAACATAGGCATTCTAGGGTCTGACTCCCGCATTAAGTTGTTGTCTACGGAACGTATTTGCGCTTCGTTTGTATCTTTATAGAAAGCGTTACGTTCTTCAACAAGTTCCTTGGGTGCTTTACAAAGCATAAGTCCGCCCATAACGACGTTGTCCTTAAAGCGATCATTCTCAATACTCACCAACTGAATCTCAGGGTGGTCTGAGGCTTTGCACGGCTCCCAACCTTCTCGTAACTTTGAAGAAACATTCGTAGGATCGGCCTGTCCATTAGTACTCACACGAACCCAGTGAAAGGTCCAACCTTCTTGCGGGATAGGGTCAGGTAAAAGCTCTGGCCTTTTCCATGCTTGCCGTCGGGTTTTCTTCTCTCGCGTTTGTAGTTCGCGGTCTACTCTATTTGTACCTTTTGAATCAGTCATCAGCCTTGTTTCCTCATTAATTCAGCAACCTGTTGGGCGTAATCAGCTAGAGATACTCCTAGTTTGTTGGCTAAAGCTATCTGTGTTTGCGTTAGTCGCACCTTCTTAGGTGCTGTGCTCCGCGTAGCGGGGGCAACCACATTACTTTGCTTCCTCTTTGGTTCCTCTGGTTCGTCTTCGATACTCTCGTCAAACTGGTCAGGAAAGACCTGACGCATACGAGAATCAATCTTCTCGTAGTATTCATCTGATTGAGGGTCTATACCCTCTTTTTTAAGTCTAGCGTCCATCCCTAGCGCAAATGCGGTCATTTCTAACCCATCGGGGGTTTGTTCGCCAAACCACGTATTTTCTGCTGCCCACTCTCCAGCACGTTTATCGCGTACTGTTTGGGTTTCAGCCGTTTGTTCAGGAACTTGTACAGCAGTTTCTTCTTGTTGTAAAGCAGGAGGTTTAAAACTTTCTACTTTATCAGATCGTATCTTAGCTGTAGCAATAGCTTCTTGAGCCTCTACAATAGCATCAGAGTCTCCAGACTCATAGGCTTCTTTATATTGTTTTTTAGCTACTGCTAATTCTTGCGCAACCGTTTGCTTAGCTTGCTCAAGCATTACGCTCTGGTTTTTAGTAACTGTACCCGTAAGGCGTTCATTTTCCTTTACGAGTGTTTTGGCATAAGCAATAGCTTCTTCTTTCTCACGTAGAGCCTGTTCTTTTACACGCCGCTCATCGTGATAGCCCTTACTGAAGTGCTGTATGCGCTTCTTAACCTTTTCAGAGTAATTTTCCAACTCCTCGTTAGTTACCTCTTCAGGAGGATCTGAGGGCTTTCTATTGCGATCCGCAGGTGGAGTGTCGTCTACTACTTCAACTTCAACCTCACCATCTTTTATTACGTTTTTCTTCTGACCCGGTTTCTGAAGCTCTTCTCGACCTACAGCCCCTTCTACTTCTACATCAGGAGTTGTTTCCTCTTCGGCTACTTCTACTTCAGCAGCAGCGTCAATTTTATCAGGGTCTGGAAATTCATACTCTACTTGTTGCATTGGCATAGTCTATTCCTCACGCACGAGTGATGGCTCTCGGATTGGCGACAACCGCTTCAATAGAATCATCGTTCATCAGACGATACTCTTGGTTGCCTAGTTTAAACCGTGTTCCAGTGTTAGCTCGGAACATTACATAGTCCCCAACCTTACACCACGGTCCGTTTGTGAATCGTTCTTTATCGCTGTAAGCCTCGTCGCCCATATCCACTACAGCTCCAATAGTAGAAAGAATGTACTCTTCGTGCACTGTCTTAGCAGCTTTGATAATACCGCTAGAGTACGTCTCCTCTACGTTTGGGAGTGCTACAAGCACCCGGTAACCTACAGGTTTAGGGATGTAAGCATCCATGTCTTCCTCGGATATTTTCATCTCGTCTATCTTTTCTTGTCGCTTCTTCTCAAGAGCTGTTGGTTCAGTCATCGGTTTCTTCCATATAGTTACGCGAGAGGTCATTTATTTCACGTAGCGCGGTGTCCAGACCCCGAAGCACACCACACACTTCTTTATACGCGGCGTAGTCTTTAGCTGCACCGGACCGTACAAATTCTTCGCTAGACCGTTTATGGTCTGTAAGTTTATCTGTTAGCACGTCAAAGACGGTTTTAGCCATTATCCGTTACCTCTTAGCTTTCTTTTTTGCCGTAGCAGACAGGTCTTTTAGGTGAAATAACTTCACACTGCCCTTAGTATGGTTTTTCCCACTGTGCAAAGTGCCATCAGACATCTTGTGTGTATTACCTTTAAATTCAGTTCCATCTCTTTTGTAATGTTTAACACCCTTCATATTATCGCTCCTCTTTAAGATCAACAAAGATGGGGGTCTGTTCTCCTACCCATGCACCGGCAACGTTAAACTCAAAATACTCTACTGCTTCTTCGTATGGCATATCATTAGCCAGTATGTCTATACACATATCCCTGTCATAGACAGCAATGTTCGGGTGACCACAACGCTCTCCTGTCCCTATAAAGGCCGCATCAAAGCCATCAGCTAGTAAAAGATCGTCCTCGTCATCATTAGCAGCCATTATCTATCCTCTCGGTTATCACGGAGCGCTTCATCTCTATCTCGTTGGGCTTCAGCTCTGTCTCGTCGTTCTTCAGTAGCAGCTTTAGTGGCATCAACCATAATCTTAGCTTCCGCCTGATCGTTCTTAGCTTGAGCTTGGTCGTTCTGCGACGATATACGGTTTGCTTCTAGCACTGTTGTGGCTTCTGCTTTTTCTCTATCAAGCTCTAGCCGCCCTTGGTCTATCGCCAACTCTCCCGCATCTTTAGCTGCTTTACGCTGTAGCTCGCCAGCTTCTAGCCTTAGCTCTTCCTGTCTCATTTGAATCACAGGGTCTTGTGCCTGTTGCTGTGCCTGTTGCTGTGCCGCTTGTTGTTCATGCGTCTGCGTAAGCTGTATTGCTGCTTTTGATTGTAGTTGAGCAATTTGATTCTCTAGCTCTTTCGGTAACTCTTCATCTATAGCCGGTAATGGAGCACCTATCTTCTGCTCTATCTGTTGTCTATATAAGAAAGCAGTATGCTCTGCAATATGAGCCTGTAGCTCACCCATAATCTGGTTAGCCATTGGATTCTGCCCTATGGTTTGAGCAATCATGGGGTCTTGCATAAAGGCTTGGTGGGTTGTTATATGTGCCTGATGGTCTTGGAACATAAAGGCTTTCATTGGAGACCCTACTAGGGCGTTCATATTCTCGCTGACTGGATCTATTGGCTTCATATCGTCGTCAGTAGGTACTAACTTATCTGCGTTCTTGATCCCTAGCACTTCGATCATCTGACGGTGCAACTGGGGTAGATCGTAGATTTGTGGGGTGGCCTGTGCCATCTGCAACACGGTTTGATACTGCACAACTCGTTGTGCCATCGTGCTGCTATTGGGGTCGCTGACAGGAATTACTTCCACCGTGGCGTAGTCCGCTTGGCGGGCGCGGGCAGTACCACGATCAGGCTCATAACCGTACTCTAATGGAGCATATTCAGCCATAATCGCTCTAAGAAGCTTAAATTCCTGCTTCATCGCGTAATGGACGCGAGATTGTACCGCTGCCATTGGCTTCAATGTACGCTCAAGTAGAGCTAATGTTGTTCCAACTGGCGCATTTGCGCTCATATCGGAGATGTTCATGTCAGAGATCGCTCCAAGACGGCGACCTTCCTCTGTGATCTTGTCTAATAGCGCAAGTAACGTCTGACTTGGCTCTTTATAGGGTAATGGCAGGATATTATCCCGTATTGACCCACTCGGTACGTCTACATCTCTAAATTCACCCGGCCCAATGGGGGTATCACCCGTTGTGACACGCATTCCACGCGATTTTAGACCGCCCGGTAGGTTAGAAAGTGTACCAGCGTCAACTAATTGACGGATTAATGACGTTCCGGCCCTTGCATATCCACCAATAATGTGTATTAAACCAAGACCATAGAAGCCAAAGCCCGGAACATAGACATAATGAACAAAATGTTGACGCTTGAGCGTCAAAGAATCGTCAGGGTTCCAGTTTCGACGTACTGCAAGCACCGTTCCTGTGCCTGTTTCGATGGTAACCACGTAAGGTTTGGCTACTTGTAGGTCATCTTCGTCGTCAACAACCTCTCCATCCACTTCATCTAGCACTAAATCAGCATGAATCTCGTATACAGCGTACCGATCATCCGATGTTACCGACATTCCAGCTTGTTCAGCCTTAGCTTCTTCAATATCTGTAGAGAATGCGACCGGATCGCCTAATGTTACGTTTCTGTAGAACCCTGCTGCTTGCAGTTTGACCATCTCGTTCTTGGTCTTACGCATGATATGAGTAACGCGCTCCGCTGCTTCTAACGTAGAGGCTCCGTAGGGGACAACCATATCTTCTGCGGGGATGTAGATAGCAATCTGACGACCAATGTTAGGATCGTAGTAGACCTTCTTGAATGCTGATCCTGCGAGTCCCAAGCTGTAAAGCATACGTTCGTGTTCAGGGCGATACTCGACCATCACATCTGTAAGCTCGTAATTCATGTCTGTTTTGACGCGTAAGGCCGCATCTTCTTTTTCCCGACTAATTTCTCCTAAAATTTTAGTCTTCACTGGACCGGCTGCTGGGAACGTCTCGCTCATTGCTTCCGCTTGGAATCGGATAGCTGCTTCTGCTAATACTGTACTATATACACCACAGGCGTTTTCCCACGGCTCAGTCCTGTCTTCGTAACTAAACCCTAGGACTTCAAGACCTTTTACAAAAGTCTCAGCCCAATCACGTCGTGAACCTATGTCATCATCTACCGCAGCAACTAGATCAGCCGACAGCTCAGTTAGCTGACCATCATCCATGTACTCAGCAAGGTTGGCATCGAACGGTGCATTAGCAATATCTGTATCCATCGCGTCGGGGACAATCGTAATCTCTACTGTGCCGTCGTCTAAGGTCACCATCTCTGGGTTGACGATTTCAATCTCCAACTCGCTTGTTTCTTCTTCCATGCCCTCTGGCATGGCGTACAATCCTTTTTCAATAGCCATTAGTAGTACCCGCCTCTACGTTGCTTGAAGTATTGCTCTTCCTCTGCTTCATCAGAAGGCAACCTTATAAACCCACCTTTTCTAAACCGCATCAGGGCTAGTGACACAGAATCCACGTAGTCATCATGCTCCCCCGCCGGGAAACTAGCAACCTCGTCAATAACTTCTTCAGCCCAGTGCCTGTTCGGTGACCACACCATGCCAGAAGCGAAAAGATCCGACACGGAGTTAAGTCTCGTTATTTTGTCATTACCTCGCGTCGGCGTAAACTCCTGTACGGGAATACCCATTGCTCGCATCTCGTAGATGAGTGGTGCACCTGATGCTTTCTTCTCCACAATACATGAGTCCGGTTGCCAACTGTCGTACTGCTCTATAGCTACCTTCTTGAGTTTCGGGAACTCCATCCTGTCTCGGAAGGCATTGAGCATTATAATATTAGCCTGAGTTACTCCAGCATCATCCGGTTGGTAGAACACACCCCATACCGTCATAGCTGAGTAGTCAGCTCTACTGTTTTTCTCGAATGCTGTATCCCACGCCATCAGTATGTATTCACAAGGTGGTGGGTCTTCTTCCTCCCACACTTGCCACCACTCACGTTTGACGATAGCAGACACCTCAGATGTCGGGTTCTGCTGATACTGCGCCATCCACTTGTTGTTCGGTAGTTCTTCTTGGAGCGCCGACAGCTCTTCTTTAGCCCAGAACTCAGGCCATAGCGGATTGCCTGACGGCATGATAGCGGGAAACTCAATGACTTCCCACTCGTCACCTCCACGTTGAGCGGCTGCTTTTATAACTTTAGCGGTCAGATCCCGCAGACTCCAACGAGTCATTACCACTACAATAGCTCCACCGGGCTGAAGTCTCTGTCGTGGTCCTGATGTATACCACTCGTAAGTCTTGTCGTAGATGTCAGGATTAATCTCAGCCAGTGCTGCTTCTTGCTCTGAGTGTGGGTCGTCAATAATCAACAAGTCCGCACCTTTACCAGTTACCGCACCGCCTACACCAATCGCAAAGTAATCCCCACCCTTATTAGTGTTCCACCGTCCTGCTGCCTTTGAGTCACTTTGTAGAGCTAACTCAGGAAACACCTCGTTGTAATTCTCTTGGTCCACGAGGTTACGAACCTTTCGTCCGAAACCTACCGCCAGTTCTGCCGTATGCGACGTTTGGATAACCTTCTTGTGTGGATACTTTCCCAGAAACCAAGCAGGCAGTAGATAACTAGCAAACTCAGACTTAGTATGACGAGGAGGCATATTAATAATGAGGCGCTTACAGTCCCCACTAGCAACACGCTCAAACGCTTCAGCCATAATACTGTGGTGTCTACCACTAATAAACGTAGGCCATACATATTTAACAAACTCAATAAACTTATCCTGCACAAGACTCTTGTGCTTCAGTTTCTCTAAGTGACTTAGCTGGGCTAATAACTGCTCCTGCTCTGCCATCGACAACAGGGGTAGTATAGTCGGTATGTCCTTGAGAGAGATGTTATCAAATGGAGATGTCTTGCTCGTCATTCTCATCCTCCTCGTCTTCTTCGCCCCCATCTAATATGTCGTCCAGCGACTCATCTAAAGACACCGTCTCTACCACATTCGCATTGAGCAACCGCTTAACTCGCTCCTTAATCTCATTCTCAAGATCATCAGGATCTTTATACTTTATAGTTATCTCACTACGTTCAGTGAATATACCTATATCACTGTGCTTACCTAGTAACTCTAGTGCTTTTAACTCATACCGTGCATCACCGCAATTTGCCAGTTCCATTAACTTGTTAGTTATGGCAGCTCGTGCCTCGGCTGCATCCATTGCCAACTGCTGTCCATAGGTACGCAGAAATGCTGCTGCAGCAAAAGCTGTGTTTGGCTTAGATAGGTTCTTGGCTTTATTGCGTTTGACGGCCTGCTCTATAAGGCTTTTTTCTTTCTCTAGGTCAGCACTAGACACGTCTAGTACAGCGCCTAACGCTTCCTGTAGTTCTACAGTGTTACCAGCAACCGCCATTTTTTCTAAAGTAGTTGTGGCTTTGTCCCCACGCAAATCATAGGGGAGAGGTTTGTCCTTTGTAGGTTCGATCTTTACATTGGGCATATGTTTTCGCAGGTAGTGATACCGTGTTGGGCGGAGTGTACGGCATTAGCATAGCAGACGCAATACCGCAAGGAGAATTGAAAGGAGTTGAAAAGGGTGGAAAAGGTTGGAGAAGGTTGGAAATTATAATACGGATTGAAATAGGGAGTTTGGGTCCCTTGACGGGGGGTATTCCTGTGTGCGAGGGGGTGGGGTGCGAGCCAGACGGGTACAGAAAAAAGGGGGTGGGGGTAAGTCATTGATTTACATAGAGTTGTTAAGAAGAACTGTGAAAAGTTGTGATATAATGAGCGTATTATTATGTATGGGCCAGTGGTACTGCTTGTCTAGGCATTGGGTGTCCCCCCCACGGGTGGGGTCCTAGGGTAGGGAAGGGGGTATTTTAGGGGTAACTTGACAATGTCCAATAGATGTGTTATAATGGAAGCGTGGGACTTCCACATAACCTTAAAAGGAGAACGCAGTTTAGTCTAGACTAAACTGATACAAGCTTATGAATAAATTCACTACTGAAATGATTAAGATAATAATAGAAACGTATGAGAACAAAACGCTGGCATTAGCCGAGGTAATGAAAACGCTAGCCGATCGCTATGGTGAGGACGCTGTCAACACGACGGCTAACGGCGGACTCAGCTGTAATGCATTCCGAGAGGACACCAAGCTAGAAACAAAGCAGAAAGCCGCGGATAAATGCGGGCTGTCACTTGAGAAAGCCGAGGAGCTAGCCGCGATTATCCAAGCAGTAAACACAAAGTACGCTTCTTGTTGGCAAGCTTATCAGCACGCCTACTTTGGGAAGACTCTCAAAAAACCTGAGCCGGTCGAACCGAAAGAGAAAACCGAATCGGAATTGCGGGTTGATAAACTCAAACAAGAAAAGATAGAGTACATCGAAGAGCAGAAAGCCGTTGTTAACGACTTAAAAATTGCCAAAGCCGAGCTAGCCTTAGCCAAAGCCAATGAAGACAAAGCTTCCGAAAAAGAAGCTCAGGGTAAGGTCGATGCTTTGGAAACCTGCCGAGGTATTTTCAAATCAAAGCTCACGGAAATCAAAGAGGAGCTTTCCGATCTATCGAGAGACAAGCGAGCCGAACCGTTGCGCATGGCATTGCTAACCGCGATCGAGCGAATCGAGAGAAGCAAGCTTATCGACGCGCCGAGAAAAATGACTGTCGCGGAATTACTCACAGCCCTTGTTTAACCTTCACGCGCCCTTCGGGGCGCATCTCTTACCAAACCGCCTTCGGGCGGTTTTTTTTCGCCTCGAGTTTCTACTCCCCTCCCCCCTTCCTCCCCCCTTCTGACAAACTCACCCACCCTAACTACTCTACTTATATATCATCTCAATCGTGAGATGATAGTAGTTCTTATGATAGTAGCTTACGAGCTAGCTACCTATTGTTACGTTTATGTAAGTGTTTGTCTAAGGTGTAACATTAGCTTGGCTAAGTAAACCTATGATATATATAACAATGCTTGTATTGTTACAATGTTACGTCTTAAAAGTAACGTATGGGGATACTAGATAGAGTGAGCTTGTAACAAAGCAAAAGTCCTAGCAGTGTTACAAAGTTCAAGAGTCCTATATATATATATTATTTTATGTAACATTATAACAATACAGGTAACTTTGTAACACAGCCCAGTATTTACGGGCGTTTCTATTGTTACGTTTATTGTTACAAACCTGTTTTACAAATGTAACAAAGCCCCATTTTGTAACATTGCAAACTGTTAATGTTTACCCCAGCGCACAGAATTTAATTTTTTATTTGGAGCGTTACCACTTGACATTGTATAGTAGCCGTGATATAATATATACTGTTTGGTGGGAATTCGTCTCACTTTCAGACAGCAGTTTAGTCTGGACTAAACTGGTAACCTTTTATTCATGGAGCTAACAGTATGACAAACCTGTGTATCTATTGCGATGCCCCCTTCCCCACTGCTAGAGCAGACCTAGGCTATCAATCCTGCTTGCAATGCGGAGAGGCAGTAGCTAGACAACACAAGCACACTGTTATCCCCCTGCATAAACAAGGCTACATGGCGTTCACTAACAGCGATGCTTTGGATGTCGTGAAGCAAATCAATCCCAAGCGTTATGAACGGTAACACCCAAACCAGTTTAGTCCAGACTAAACTGCAACCTACGGAGGAAGGCTAATGAAAGACTTCAAAGACAGATACAACACGCACGACCCGCATGACATGTACCGATGGGCGCGAACGTCGCGGTGGGTAAAGCCACTGCTAGCTGTTGGTGTAGGTGTTGCCGGTATCGCAGTTGTTACGTTTGTATGGTTGTTAACTGTAATTGTATTTCTATAGGAGAACGATGATGAGTAAAGAAATGCGAGTAACTGATGCTTGGACTCAATGGGCTGTTAACAATGATATTGATTCGTTGGTTATTGAAGAGATAGCAAGGATAGGTCTGGTGGTAGCATCTGATGCAATCGCTGAGGTATTAGATATGAACGAGGACGAGCTACTAACTATAGGTGCGTACTTAGCACATAAATTAAATCAGGAGAACGATGATGAGTAACTCTAACTTCGTAAATGTTATTGCACATAAAAGGTTGGTGAACGCAGTTGTAGAACAGATTTATCGTGACGCAAGTGATGAGATGACGAGATACGATACAAACGACTGGACTGCCATTGCAGGGTTGCTGTGGAGTGCAGATCCAAAATTGTTACAGGACTTTTTGAAGCCAGAAGAGGAGCAACACGTATGAGTAACTTTATCGACGCTATGGTAGCTCTACGTATCAAGCGTAACGACAAACTAGCAGAGGAGGCTAACCGCAAGAGAGAACTACGTGACGAATTAGCAAAGCACGACCCTAAACATCTTAAGCAATGGCTTGAGATTCAATCAAACGACAAGGAGAAATAGTATGGGATATTATGTGAAGACAGATAGTTTACCGGCATTGCGTGATTACGAACAGGCTGAGAGACATTGGCGTGGGGTTGTACCCATCCGAGGTAACGGTAAAAACGCAGGCAAAAGACCATTGGGTGAAAGACGGCTAACCCATATGACTATACGCAAAGGTAAGACCCACCAGTCAGGTCAAGAGGTAGACGTTATACGATGCAGGTTGTACGGGACAGACTGTGTGAACTTCTACTCAGATGGAACAGTTAGACTTTCTGCTGAAGATTATATGACACTAAGCACCAGAACGTTTATTAACACAATCATCCAACCCTTTGGTGGTGTAGCCGAAGCCCCTAAAGGACTATACAACAGCGGTGTGTCTATATATGACCTGCCCAGTACGAGAGCAGGTGTGTATTCAACCTTTGACCAGAACTACCAGACTAGAGAAGGTATGTCTGACAAGGAAACCAGTAAACACTTATGGGAAAGCAGTATAGTGCTAGGTAAAGACAGGCTACCCATAACACCTGAGAGAGCGATTGTTCATAGGATTAACCGCAAGGCTATGAATGAGGTACGCAGACTCAACCAACCTTTCTTGAAGTACGCAAAAGCTATGGTGAAGGTGGCTTATCCTGCGGATACTCAGGTAAGCGGTTACGAATACAACAGCAAGATAATAGACAAGCACGTAAGGGAGCATACCGACCCTCACCGCTCTAGGTATAACATAAACAGGAGTTCGTTCCCCGACCCAGACACAGTGTCTACCTTCTGCAACATAATGCGGAGTGACGTTATCGAGGACTGGGCAGACATGCTAGACATCTGCGCTACTTTGACGATGTCTAAGGCGTGGTCCACTGTGCACAGGGAGGCTATGTTTCACTACAACCCCAAACATATACACCAGACGATAGATGATATTTTGAAGCGAGGGTATTCCAATGCCATCCTCAGCGAGGTCGTACTACCAGTGGGTGAAGTTAAGCCCAACCCTAACCAGAAGTATTTGAATATACCTCTGCCACAGAAACCAGTAAACAGTTATGGGGCAACATACAGTTTAGTCCAGACTAAACTGTAATACATAAATTAAACTTAACGGAGTACAGTATGGAAAATGTAAAACTAGAAGATCGTGTCACAGTAACTTTGGTGGAAGCACCGGCAATGCTAGCGTGTAACCCCAGTAACAAATTCTATCTGGCAGGTGAGCCGGGCGTTGGTAAGACAAGCATTGTGGCAGAGCTGTCACGTAGAACTGGTTACCCATATGCAATCATTGATGTACCCAACATGGGCATAGGCGATGGTGCTATACCGATACCTGATATGCAGACCAAGACGCTACAGTACTACCCCAACGCAAGATTCAGACTGCACGAGGGTAAGCCGGTCATCATATGCCTTGATGAGTTCACCAAAGGTTCTGATGAGGTGAAGAATACATTGCACCCACTGTTGGAAGTCAAAGACCCCCGACTGGGTGACCTACCATTACCCGAAGGTAGCATTGTGTTCATGACAGGTAACCTCGAAAGCGATGGGGTTGGCGACAGTCTCAAAGCCCACAGTAAAATGCGCGTCTCGTTTGTTGAGATATGTAAACCAGATAGTGACGAGTGGTTGGTGTGGGCGGCTGACAACGACATTGAACCAATCATCATGGCATGGGTGAGTAGAAACTCTGACTGCTTGGCTTCTTACCGAGACAGCGGACAGAAAAACAACCCCTATATTTTTGACCCTGACGTTGTGGGACAGGGTTCAGTGGTAACGCCAAGGACACTGGAGCTTGCAAGTAACTTGGTCAAGACGCGCCATGGCTACTCAGCCAATGCGTTGAAGGCGGCTCTGGTTGGTACCGTAGGTGCATCAGCGGCTAATTCAATCACGCATTTCATACAGCATCATGAGTCTATGACTCCTTGGAGCGAGATCAAAGCTAACCCAACGACAGCCCCACTGCCCCCGAATGCAGGGGCTTGTGCAGTACTGACGTTCAGTGCACTGGAGCATATCAAGGACAAGGAAGATTTGGATTCGTTCATGACGTACATAAGCAGGGACGATGCAGACTATGATACCGAGGAGTTTCAAGTGATCTTTGGTGTGAGTCTAGCCGGTCCTAACTCTACTGATGCTAAGCGTAGGCTAGCCTTTACCTCACGAGCGTTCGCAGAGTGGGCTGAACGTAACCAAGACTTACTATAGGAGAACCGTATGGAACTAACAGATGATCAAAAGCTACGTAGGTTTAAACGTAAACGCATTGAGATTATGAGGAGCGATAAGTTCGTTGAGCTTGGACCCATCATGATGACAGGCACACGAGAGTTCACAAGGGATGTACCTACTGCCTGTACGAACGGTAGGGACGAGAAGTACAACCCTGACTTTATCTTTCAGTGGGGGGATAAAGGCGCAGGGTTCATTACCCTGCATGAGAATTGGCACAAAGCCGGTAGGCATCTTGAGATATACGAGAAACTACATAGGTTGTGCGCCAGTACTGCGAACCAAGCCTGTGACTATTGGATTAACCAGACCATAGTAGCATCGGACCCACAGGAAACGATTGTCGCTATGCCCAAAGACCCCGAAGGTAATCCGGTAGGTCTTATTGACGAAAGGTTCAAGGGTATGGCGATCAAACAAATCTTTGACATTATCTATGCCGAGAAAGATAAGGATGATGATGGCGATGGAGATGGTGGCGATGGAGATGGTGGCTCTGGTGGTCTGGACGACCATGACTGGGAAGGTGCTAAAGGTATGTCCAGCGAGGAGAAAGAAGCACTCAAGGCAGAGGTCAACTCCGCTATACGCCAAGGTATTATGGCTGCAAAGAAAGCAGGCAAGGGCAAAGGTGAGGGTGCGCTAGCACTTGGTGGGCTGCTTGCACCTAAGATCGACTGGGTCGAGCAGATGAAGCACTGGCTACGAGCGACGTGTAGTAAGCCCGTCAATGCTTCTTACGATCGCATCGACCGTAGGTTCTGGGTAACCACTGGTCTGGTGATGCCCATTATGAAGGGACAGTGTATCAAAGAACTGGTCGTTGCCCCCGATGTGTCTGGGTCCATGTTCTTCGATGATTCCTTTGAGGTGTGTATGTCAGAGGTAGAGGGTATGGCTACACAGCTAGAGATAGCCAAGATACACCTGATGTACTGGGATGGAGATGTGTGTGCACACGAGGAGTATACAAGCAGTAACTTTAAGAACTGGCGCACTCTGACTAAACCTCATGGTGGAGGAGGTACAGACCCAAGCTGTGTTGCTGACTACTTACGTGAGAAGCAGATCAAACCCGATGCCACTGTTGTACTGACAGATGGTGAAGTGATGGGTTGGGGTAAGTGGGACTGCCCTGTGTTGTGGGGCATACACAACCCACACAGTAAGATAACCGCGCCGGTGGGCAAAACAATTCAACTGGAGAGAAGAGTATGAAGTTTATATTGGAGGTAACTGACAAACACTATGTGGTGTCAACAGAGCAACTGCAGGCTGTCTATGACATTCTGGATGACTGTGAACGATACCAGAAGAAATGGTCGCGCTCCGATAATGGTGGAGAGTCATTCTATACGCATCATGTGTATGACTGTGATGCAGAGGACTCAGTACGCGAGACTAAAACAATGTCGAGTGCTATGTACGCTGTATGTAAGCTAGCAGGTAGACCCGAAAAGTAACCGTAAGACCCATGCAGTTTAGTTCAGACTAAACTGAAACTTAACCTTTAAGGAGAAACAGTATGAGTATTTCAAGTAGCGCAATGTTAGTAAGGCTTAGCATATCCACATGGACAGCTAAGAAGATAGACAAGAAGCAGACAGACGATCTGACTGTGAGAGCACGAGCAGACAAGAAGGCAGGCAAGGTTATCAAAGACCTTATGGTAGGTTCTAACTACGTAAGTGAACTAACTAAGTATGCCAACAAAAGTCGCAATGAGTATTCGGTTCGCACTCTGCCTTGGGATGATATGGGTGACAGGTTGATCTCTACTAGCCTGTACCTTCCTTTCAAGACTGACTTTAGTGAGAAGAACGGTAAGCTTAGCAGTGAGTTCTATAGGCGCAGAGATTACATCTGTGAGCACTATGACCGGCTCAAGCAGATTTCAGCTAACTACCTAGGCGATATGGCTGAAGAAGCAGACTACCCAGATGTAAACGATGTCTATGCTAAGTACTCTTGGGAGTTGAAAACTAAACTGGTTCCTCTGACTGGTCACCCATACGTAGACTTACCTGCCCAAGACTTAGATGACTTGAGGCAAGAGCTAGAAGAAGAAAGTAAAAGCAAGGTTCAGAACGCAATGAACACTGCTTGGGATAGGTTGCACACTACGCTTACTAGTATGAGCGGTAAGTTGACCGAGAACGAAGATGATACCCCCAAGAGATTCTACGATAGCTTTGTTAGTAATCCGAAAGAACTATGTGACTTCCTTGGGCATCTCAATGTAACCAATGACCCAGAGCTAGATAGAGCTAGGGTTATGCTACAACGAACTATGGAAGGTGCGGACATCGAGGTGATTAAAGACTCACCGGCTATCCGTGAAAACATGAAGTCTAAGGTTGACTCTATTCTTGGTCAGTTTGACTGGTAACCCACAAACAATAAGGAGAACAAGCGATGAGTGATGATTGGGATTACAACACATGGAGAACGGCAGATTTAAAAAGTTTGCTAGCGGAGGTAAAAGGTATTCTTGAAGAGCGGGAGAACGAGAGGAAAAAAGAAGTACCCCTTGCTCGAACATATAAAGATGATATTGCCGATCACTACGCGCAGACGTTACGCGAATCGAAGCGGATGGAAATGGAACTTAAAATTTTTGGGTCAATAGAGGAGAACAAGTGATGAATAGAGATAAAGACCCAGTGATGGTAGACCTTAACCGTTATCTTATGACGCAGGAAGATGACTATGTAGACCCCCTCGAAGCTGAGATACAATACCAAGAGTATCTTGCAGATCAGGATGAGGGGGGAATAAGAGAATAGTAACCCAACCGAAACAGTTTAGTCTAAACTAAACTCCTACCCCTTTTAGCCTCGCCTTGTGCGGGGCTTTTTTTTGTCCCCAATAAAAGGGTTGACACTGTAAACCATTTCCCCTATACTCCCTGAATGGCAAAAACTCCTGAAAAGAAAGTCAAAGACAAAGTAGTTAAGATACTGAAAGCTAACGGTATTTACTATTTCTTCCCTGCCTCGTTTGGCATGGGGCGCAGTGGTGTACCCGATGTCGTGTGTTGTTTTGGCGGTAAGTTTTTAGCTGTCGAATGCAAAGCCGGTAAAGGCAAGACTACACCCCTACAAGATTTAGAGATCGAGGCTATCCGCAAAGCCGGTGGTACTGCTATCGTTATCAACGAAAACAATATGAATGAACTTGAAGATATAATAGATGGGCAGACTTAAGATGGACTGGGCAGTATGAAAATTTTAACAATAGACTTTGAGACTTATTACGATAGAGCTTACAGTTTATCCAAGCTTACAACTGAACAGTATATCAGAGACCCACAGTTTGAAGTCATCGGTGTAGCCGTACACGTTGATGATAGTAGTGCTAGTTCTAGCACTTGGTTCTCTGGGAACCACGAAGATACAAAACAATTTTTAAATAAGTTTGATTGGAAAAACTCACTCACCGTTGCCCACAACGCTATGTTCGATATGGCTATTATGAACTGGCGGTTTGATATAAAACCTAGTCGAATAGCCGATACGCTATCTATGGCTAGGGCAATACATGGAACTCAAGTTGGAGGTAGTTTAAAAGCTCTGTCAGAACACTACAACATAGGCAAAAAAGGCACAGAAGTTCTGGATGCTATGGGTAAGCACACCAAAGATTTTTCTGAGCAAGAGCTAACGGCTTACGCAGGGTACTGCAAGAACGATGCTGAGCTAACCTTTAAGTTGTTTAAGTGTTTAATGGACGAGGGCTTTCCTGTAGAAGAGTTGAAACTTGTAGACTTGACCTTGAGGATGTTTACCGAGCCGGTACTAGAAGTAGGTACTTTCTTACTGGAGAACCACCTACAGGAACTGAAAGAAAAGAAAGCAGAATGGTTAGGCAAGGCCGGTGTACAGAGGGAACAGATAATGAGCAACCCTCAGTTTGCTGAGCTTCTTGAAGCGCAAGGAGTAATACCCCCTGTAAAAACTAGTCCAACCACTGGCAAGGAAACTTTAGCTTTTGCTAAAACAGATGAAGCTTTCCAAGCACTAAAGGAACACGAGAACCCAGTAGTCCAGATACTTGTGAGTGCACGGCTAGGGGTAAAGTCCACTATTGAAGAGACTAGGACAGAACGCTTTATAGGAATAGGTAACAGGGGGTCATTACCTATACCGCTTAAATACTATGCAGCGCACACAGGACGTTGGGGCGGAGCCGATAAGATAAACATGCAGAACTTACCTCGTGGTTCTATTCTCAAGAACGCTATGTTAGCTCCTCAAGGTTATACATTCTTAGACTGTGACTCTTCTCAAATAGAAGCTAGGACTCTGGCGTGGCTGTCTGAGCAGTTTAATTTGCTAGACGCATTCAGTGAAGGTTTAGATGTATATAAAATCATGGCATCAATGATTTACGATAAACCAGAGGAAAAGATTACAAAAGAAGAACGTTTTGTCGGTAAGACTACGGTACTTGGATGCGGTTACGGAATGGGAATGGATAAATTTCAGGCTCAGCTAAAGTCTATGGGGGTATCTCTTGAGTCAAACGAATGCGGCAGGATTATAAAGGTATATCGGATGCGGTCTTCTCACATTACTGCGTTATGGCGAAGATGCGAAGGGTCGCTATATGCAATGATGGACAACAAAACAGAGTATATAGGCACACGACAACTACTTAAAGTAGACGGTAAAAAGGGAATACTATTACCAAACGGCCTATACATAAAGTATCCTAATTTGCGCATGGAAGCTAACGAAGAAACTGGTAGGAACGAGTTTTTGTACGACGTAAAGAAGGGTCGATCGGTTATACCTACTAGGATATACGGCGGTAAAATAGTTGAGAATATATGCCAAGCTCTAGCTAGATTAATCGTTGGGCATCACTTGCTCCTCGTGGCTAAAAGGTACAAAGTAGTTATGACTGTTCACGATGCGTTAGGTTGTATAGCACCAGAAGATGAAGCAGAACAGGCTATGAGCTACATATATAGTTGCATGAAACAAACACCTGAGTGGGCTAAAGGGTTACCTTTGGACTGCGAAGGGGGGTTTGGAGCTTCATATGGAGAATGTTAGACCACGGGGGTTATCAATCGCCCCCAAAACCCCAGTGAGCGGTGGGTAGGTTTCATACGCCTAGAACACTCACAGTATGCAATACAGCTTACCAACTCGGGTTATCACGGTGCTCCCTTTGTGCCAGATAAGCTTCGTTCTCCAGCAGTATGTGCATGCCGAATAAGCCACGCTACGGTTAGTCGTACTTCCTACCCCAAGAAGGGAAGTACGCACCAAATTCTAAGGGGGGAGTTATGAAAAGACTAACCAAGGCAAGGCTCAAAAGAGAGCTACTTATACTTAAGCAGGACATAAAAGACTTACGACAAGCTGAGAAGATATGGGAAGGACTTCTTGCTAGTTGGCCTGATACCACCGACTACATTTATGTGGATGAAGAAGGTGCAGTTGAAGAAACTACTGGAGCATTACACTAATGACGCTAATGAAAAACGCACTTGATAAACAAACTGGCGGTAACCATTACAAGGATATGGCTATCCAACCGGCAGAGTATGCTGAGAAGAACGGCTTGTCGTTGCTTGAGGGTAACATCGTTAAGTATGTTTCACGGTGGAAAAAGAAAGGTGGTCTAACTGATCTACAGAAGATTATACATTGTGCAGAACTCATTATAGAAATACACGGCATAAAAGAGAACAAATGAAATTGACTATAGAGTTAGACGAAGAAGATGTAGAAGAAGTTATGCAACTTATACATAGACTTACTGAAGTAGTAGAAAAGTTAGAGGACTACGTGGAGGAGAAGCAAGATGCAAAATGAAACAGCTGAACCTATGCAAGAAGAGTCAAAAACCATATGCACCAAACCTTACTACGATGCTTTCGATGTGTGTCTTATATGCTCTCATACCAGAACAGACCACAAGGAGATTGAGGATGAGTGATCCATATGTGTTTAACTGTACGGTAGTGCGTGTAATTGATGGAGATACTGTAGATGTCGATGTTGATTTGGGTTTTGGTTGTTGGGTACGCGGTAACAATGGTCGGATTCGTTTGTTTGGCATTGATGCTCCCGAATCTCGCGGAGGAACTGTGGAAACAAAAGCACATGGGCTTCTCGCAAAGAAGTTTGTACAAGACTTCCTCAAAGTCGGAACGACCTGCACGCTAAGAACTTTAGATAAGGGTAAGTTTGGTAGGTACTTAGGTGACTTTAAAGTTTACGACAAGTGGCTATGTAAAGAACTTGTAGACAACTTTCTCGCTGTACCCTACTCCGGGCAGAGTAAAGACACTATTGCAATGCTACATGAAGCTAACCGTCAGAAACTAATAAAACAGGGGTTGTTATGAGATTATTGTTTATAGCTACGCTATGCCTGCTCGCTCAAATAAGTACGGCGGAATGTAGATACGTGTGGGTGGACCATGACTACAATGTAAGAACGGCTTTAGTGCAAAGACAAGTTTGTGATTCACCTATAGACTTACCTGCTCTGCCTAAGCTCAGCTTACCCCCACTCGTATTACCTTGGACATCTACAATAGCACTACCCACACTAGACCTTGTGCCATGTAAAAACATAAATGTGTACGAGAACGGGGAATGGGTAGTAAAAAAGGTCTGCTCAAAATGACAGCTTGGAGTTACAGTAGTATAAGCACGTTCAAGCAATGCCCTAAAAAATACTACCACTTGAAGGTAGCTAAGGACGTGAAGGATAAAGGTAGTCAAGCCCTTGTGTATGGAAACCAAGTTCATAAAGCAGCCGAGGAGTTTATTAAAGATGGAATTGAAATCCCTAAAAAATTCTCCTACATGAATCCGATATTAGATTCTCTGTCTAACATTGAAGGGGACAAGCATTGTGAATTACGTTTTGGTATATCTTATGACGGAGAAAAACATAAGAAGACTAAGTTCTTTGCCAGAGATGTATGGTGGCGTGGTATCGCTGACCTAGTAATAGTAAACCACGACAAAGCGTTTTTAATAGACTACAAGACCGGAAAAAGTGCAAAGTACGCGGATACTGCACAGCTCGACATATTAGCAGCGGCGACTTTTACTTATTTTCCTGAAGTGCAATACATAAAATCTGCGCTAGCTTACGTAGTTAGCAATGAGTTTGTAAAGAAAGTGCATACACGAGACGAGCACGAGCTTTTATATACCACCTTCGATGAACCTTTAGAGGCTCTAGCTTCTGCGGAAAAGTATGATGTGTGGAACGCTGTATCGGGTCCACTGTGTGCGTACTGTCCGGTAACTAAATGTGAACACAATAGGAAATAATTATGACCGCTAAAAAACGAGACTACAAAGCTGAGTACGCTAAGTATCAGGGTACAGAAGAGCAAAAGAAGAACCGCGCAAAACGTAATGCTGCTCGACGCAAAGCTGCAAAAGAAGGCAAAGTCAGTAAGGGCGACGGTAAAGACATAGCACACAAAAAGGCTATATCTAAGGGTGGAAAGAACTCAGGCAATACTAAAGTAGAATCAGCCGGTGCTAACCGTTCGTTCAAGCGCAACTCAAAAGGCAAGTTAGTCTCAGAAAAAAGCACTCGTGAACGGAAAGCGTAATGCAGACAATAACTAATGCAAAACTTCCCTGCGCTAACGACGAAGAAATACAGTACTCCTACGAAGATATTGTTAAGGAAGCAAATAAATATAACCATTGGGGTAATAAGCCAGATATACCGTTAGTACCAATGCACACCTACAGAGGTGATGTTCCTAGCATAAGAAGACTTAGTTATCGCATGTTACAAAAGTTTAAATGTAGTTACGATGACGAAAATCAACCTGTAATAATGAGAGGTGCATGGGAAATTATGGTTAACAAGTACTCCTCAAGAAAAGGCTTTAACGACGAAGTAAGGGAAAGGTTCTTACGTTTTTACAAAGCTACTATTTTAAGTTACGAAGACGCTGACAAATGGAGGAAGAAAATAGATAGTTTAATGCACAAAGAAAAATACAAAAGGCGTTTCTACAGACAGACAAACACCGAAGGTATGTATACTGACCCTAGGTATTTGTACTCTAACGTAGACTGCAATTTTTTTATATTTGGTATTGGATACCATTTTATAGAAAAAGAAAAAATACAAGTTGTTAAATCAATTTATAGACACATTAAAAGACTAACCGCACTAACCAACCCACATCAGGAGAAAACTAAATGGCAGCAATTAATACAACAGGCGATCTAAGAAAGTTTCTTTGTAGCTCTATTACTTCAGTAGCAAATGGAACAATGGATATAAGTAAAGCCAGAGAGGTTACAAAACTTGCAGGGCAAGTAAACGAATCTTTCTACTCAGAAGTTAAAGTTGCAAGGTTGCAAATAGATTTAAAAGAAGAGTCGGATAAACTAGGTTCTTTACCAGTAGCCGGTAAATAACTAATGCAGGTAGTAAAAGATAAAGCTATTGTCCTTAAAACTAAACGTCCGCATTTGGTTACTGAAGCCATAGAAAAAAGTAAAATTCTGAGAGAGCACAATGGCCTATATGAAGTAGCAGTTAAGTGGGACTTTGAAACGGCTTCCGCTTTGGCTGAGATAGGGGCAAAAGATGTACCCTCTCCTATGAGTAGGGACTACCAGTGGACCGGCAAACTTACTCCGTTCGAGCACCAAAAAGAAACTGCATTCTTCCTTAGCCTGTACAAAAAAGCTTTTTGTTTTAACGAAGCCGGTACAGGAAAAACTGCGTCTGTTATATGGGCTGCGGATTACTTAATGAAACTGGGGCTAATAAAAAGAGTCTTAGTTGTTTGCCCTTTATCTATTATGAAATCTGCTTGGCAAGAAGACTTGTTTAAGTTTGCTATGCACCGTAGCTGTTCAGTTGCTTATGGTACATCCAACCAACGTACTAAAATAATAAACGCAGGTTCGGAGTTTGTAATCATTAACTTTGATGGAGTTGGTGTAGTAAAAGACGCAATACTAGAGGGGAACTTTGACCTTATAGTAGCAGACGAAGCTAACGCGTATAAAAATTCACAGACTAATCGTTGGAAGATAATGCGCGATCTATGCAAGAAAATAGATAGGTTGTGGATGTTAACCGGCACACCTGCCGCTCAGTCACCATTAGATGCTTATGGCTTAGCTAAGTTAGTTAGCCCACATAGAGTGCCTAAGTACTACACCCCTTACAGAGATACCGTCATGTATAAGGTGGCTCAGCACATATGGAGACCTAAACCCGGCGCGGATAAAGTAGTTCATAATGTCTTACAGCCTGCTATAAGGTTTGAAAAGGACCAATGCTTAGACTTACCAGATGTGGTTTCAGTAGAGCGTGAAGCTCCTCTTACACCGCAGCAAGAAAAGTACTACAAATTATTGAAGCAGCGAATGACTATGCAGGCAGCAGGAGAGCGAGTGACTTCTGTAAATGCTGCTACTAACCTTAATAAACTCCTACAAATATCGGGTGGCGCGGTCTATACAGACGACCAAGAAGTAGTTCAGTTTGATGTGAAGAATCGACTCAATGTAGTGCTTGAAGTTATTAATGAAGCACCGCACAAAGTATTAGTGTTCGTGCCTTTTACTCATACTATAGAACTACTAAAAGATTTTTTAGACAAGAATAAAGTACCGGCAAAAATAATATCTGGAAAAGTTTCGCTTAACAACAGAAGTAAGATATTTGACGACTTTCAAACTAAACCAGATCCACAGGTGCTTATCATACAGCCTCAAGCCGCATCTCATGGGCTTACTTTAACAGCAGCAGACACAATAATTTGGTACGCCCCAGTCACCAGCGTAGAGACTTATCTACAAGCAAACGCACGTATAGACAGGCCCGGACAGAAACACAGCATGACTATCGTGCACATACAGGGTAGCGAAGTAGAAGCCAAGTTATATGGGATGCTAAAAACAAACGTACTAAACCACAATAAAATCGTAGACCTTTACCGAAAAGAAATAGAATAACTGTTGACATTGTCTACCGAGGTGTTATCCTCATTACCCCCTTAAATAAATAGGTGCGAACGTGACTAAAATAACTGCAGATAAAATGGCCTCTGATTATATGAAACTGAGGCACACCATCAAAGAGAAAGAAGACGAGATTAAAAAACTTAAGGAGATACAAACTAAGATTTCAGACAAGATGCTAGAGCTATGCTCAGAGCAAAATGTAGACAGCTTAAAGACGCAAGAAGGAACTATTAGCCGTAGAGTTTTGTCCAACTACTGGACTAGCGATTGGGAATCTTTTTATAAGTTTATCAATGAACATGAAGCTTTACATTTGCTTGAGAAAAGGATTCACAACAGCAACATGAAAGAATTCTTAGTGGATAATCCCGATGTACTGCCCCAAGGTTTGCAAGCTAATACTAAGTACGTAATTTCAGTACGCAAACCTTCTAAAAAGTGAACAGGCTACGGACCGATGACGGGCACTTTATAGACCCCAGTACAGGTGAGCTTAGAACCTCAGTCGAAGCAGTAATAACGAACGAAGGTTTATTGTCTAGGAACTACTACGACCACTCAGGCAAGCTTAAGTGCTGGTCTTCGGACTCCAACACCCCTGACTCCAGTGTGCCGCTTGAAGACAGAGAGTCGGCCCGATGTATTGATTGTGTGCAGAACATCAAAGGTGCAACCGGGTATAAAAGTAAGCCCTGTAAATTTTATACAACTATTAGTTTAGTACAAGAGAACTCATTAACAGCATGTAGTTTGCGTATTGGCGGAGCTAGTTTGTTTGCTAAGTCAATTAACAAGATGACCCTGTACCAATACAGGGATTACCTTAAGAGCAACAAAGAACAGCTACATACTGTTTTGACAGAGATATATCTTTCACAGGTAGAAAACCTTTCTAGGATATATTTCAAACCCGTTCGACCTCTTACACAGGAAGAACTTACAAACATACAACAGCTTAACGAAGCTGCAGAACTTAACCCTTTTAAGGAGCAATATATGACGTACGTAATAAAGAATGTAATTGCAGATTGGCCTCGCATAAACCAACCATACAAGTGGAGCGATGAGCAAAATCGCAGTGTACCCTGCGCTTCAGATGCGCCCGGAGCTTCCTATGAACTAGGTTTTATAATGGACCTAGACCAAGCTAAAGAACTATATGGCCTAATGAAAACAGCTTGGGACGAGAAACGTAAGACGGATAAAGCATATGCTAAATATGACGACCTAAAAATGACGTTTAAAAAGCAAGACGGAGGAACTTATAAAGGTACTTCTAGGATAAAAGCCGCATACGAAAGTGGACCAACTGATGTCCCTGACCAATACGATATAAAAAACAACAAACTTGATAAGGATTTTGAACTGACGCACAAGAGTTTAGTGCATATACAAGTTGAGTTCGTGCCTTACAAGAAGACTCAAAATAGTCCCGGCGGCATATCGCTAAGACTTAAAGCAGTAATGGTCAAAAAGTTAGCCCCGAAGGTATCACGAGAGTCTCCTTTTGAAGCAGAAGAAGATGGCTTTGTTGCGGGCAACTCTTCCGATAGCCCTTTCACTGCTGAAGATACTAACGATGGTTTCGAGTCAAATGTTGTACCTATCCAGAGTGCACCTGAGCCTGATCCGTTTGCCGACGAAGAACCGGCTGCGGAACCAGTGAAACGCAAGAAAAAGAAAGAAGAACCTCAAGCTAGCGGAGAAGACCTTTCTTCTATTATTGACGAGTGGGGGAGCGAATAAGCCTAATGAGTTACGGATATAGCCTAAAATTTGTAGAACTAAATAAGGCTGCCGATAAAAACCTTCTTGGCGTTTACTTCGGAGCGGTGTGCATTAAAAACGATGTGCCCGTTACCGAAGTAGCACAAAAACTTAACGTTAGTCGCCAAGCGGTATATAACTGGTTTGTGGGTATTTCTATTCCTAAACCTTCAGCAGCTGAAGAAATACAAAAAATAATAGCTAAGTTGGAGCAATAATTTAATGGAGAACACAGACCTCATAGCCCTAGTTCGCCCTGCGGGTGGGTGGTATGGTTTTCTTGCGGTTAAAGGTAAAACTACAACGCGCCAATCTATGGTGGAAACCAGAGAGGAGTTAGACGCAGAGATAGAAAAATATGTAGCTGACAGGTGGTGTGTATTTTTTACCTTAGCAAAGTTTAAAACCGGCAAGAACCGTACCCAAGATAACGTTGAATCGTTAAAGTCGTACTGGCTTGACATAGATTGCGGGCCAAATAAATCTATAGCAGACGATAAAACTGGTAGGCCCGGCGGGTATGAAACCCAAGCTGAGGGACTAAAGGCTTTAGTTAGTTTCTGCTCTACCGTCAAGCTACCAAAACCCATGTTAGTAAATTCAGGCAATGGACTACATGCCTATTGGCCCCTAGCCGAAGATGTTCCTAGGGATGAATGGGTTCCTGTAGCTAAAAAGCTTAGGCAGCTTTGTATAGATAACAACTTCTATATAGACACCAAAGTGTTTGAATGCGCTAGGGTATTACGCCCACTCAACTCTTTTAACTTTAAAGGCGATGCTTCTGATGAAAAAGAAAAACCCGTCAAACTTATAAGTGTTGTTGACCCAATACCGTTTAAGGAAATACGAGGCATAGTTGGAGTTGAGGAAGGCCAAGTAGTAAAGGCTAAGCACGAGATGTCTGCGCTTAGTAAGTCCCTTATGCAGAACAATGACTCTCTGTTCTCTAAGATTATGCGCAGAAGCCTTAAAGGAGAAGGTTGCGGTCAACTCGCAGATTGCTATATGAACAGGGCTACTCTTGTTGAACCACGGTGGTTTGACGCTTTATCAGTAGCGCAGTTTTGTTCTGACAGGGACACAGCAATACATAAACTTTCTGAGGGCCACCCAGATTACGACTATGAACTAGTAGAAAAGAAAGTAGAAGGAATCAAAGGTCCGCATACGTGCAAAGAATTTGAAATAAATAACCCCGGCGGGTGCGAAGGGTGCGTACATTCGGAAAAGATTAGAAGCCCCATATCTCTAGGCCGTGTAATAGTTAAGGCTGATACGAGTAAAGTTTTCGTCGAGGTAGAAAATGAAATTTTAGAAGAGATTGAAATACCAAAGCTACCTCAAGGATACTTTAGAGGCGCTGAAGGGGGCATCTATAAAGAAGCGGAGGGCGATGGAGACGAGGATAGCAAACCTAAACTAGTTTACGAGAATTTTTTGTATGTAGTTAAGTTAATGGAAGACCCGTTGCAGGGGTTTGTTGCCATAATCAAACATCACTTACCCAAAGACGGCATAAAAGAATTTGTGATGACCAATGTACAAGTCACGGATTTAGCTGAGCTGCGTAAGGAGCTAGCCAAACATGGAGTTATAGCAGACTTACCTCGGCAAAAACTTATACAAAATTATTTATCAACTTTTATCAAAGACCTTCAATGGCAAACCAAGGCAAACATTATGAGAGAGCAGTTCGGTTGGGCGGATAACGACAGTAAATTTATTGTGGGGGATAGAGAAATTACAGCTACAGGTATTTACCATAGCCCCCCGGCTAGTTCTATAGCTAATATGGTAGATTATTTTAGACCTAAAGGTACGTTAGAAAAATGGAAAGAAGTCTTTTCGTTGTACGGAAGGAAGGGGCTAGAGATACAAGCATTTGGTGCATTGTCCGGTTTCGGTGCACCCTTACTAAAATTTACTGGGCAGAAAGGGGCGCTAATAAATTTCATTCACGCAGATTCTGGTACAGGCAAAACTACTATATTGCGTATGGCTAACAGTATTTTTGGCGATCCTGAAATGCTTCTTGGGACTCCTGAAGATACGGACGTTGGTAAAATACTAAAGGTAGGTTTCTTGAATAACATAGTAAACACTATGGACGAGATAACTAACATGCCTCCTCTAAGCGCATCAAAGTTATTGTATGCGTACTCACAGGGAAGAGGGAAAGATAAAGCCAAAGCAAATGCTAACGAGCTTAGGAAAAATACTATTACTTGGAGAACGTTATCTATTGCGAGTTCTAACGCATCGTTTTACGAAAAACTTGGGGTGCTTAAAAGTAAAGCTGACGGAGAGATGATGCGTTTACTAGAGTTTAAGGTTCCTCCGTTAGATGAGCCTGTTATATCTACGCAGGAAGGCAAAGATTTACTAGACCATACATTGATTGAAAACTATGGCATTGCCGGTGAAGTTTATATGCAGTGGTTACTGGGCCATTTAGAAGAAGTAAAAGAAGCAGTACTAAAAACACAAGCTACCATTGATCGAAAATTAAACTTAACTCAACGGGAGCGTAATTGGTCTGCTGCAGTTGCTGTAAACATAACAGGCGGAGCTATAGCACAAAGGTTAGGGCTGCTTACTCATGTAGATGAGGACGGGGTTAGTCACGGTTTTGATATACAAAATATACTTAACGAAGTTTGTAAAAGTGTTAAAGAAATGAGAGTGGATACGCTAGCGCCTATAAGTAGCCCTAGTACTGTTATAGGAGACTTTATTAACAGGCACAACAATCACATGCTAGTAGTAGAGGACGGCATAGATAAACGTAACACTATCGGAGCAAACCCAAAGATGCAGCCCAAAGGTTCACTGCTAATGCGGTACGAACCCGACACAAAATTAGTGTACATAACGGCTAAAACTTTTAAGGCGGATTGTGTGGACCTACAGATTGATTACAAGGACACATTAGAATCCCTAGAAGCTACAGGCGTAATGCTTAAGCCTACTAACAAGAGGCTGTCGAAGGGGAGTGACTTAATGTCTTTGCCGGTAAGGTGTTTAGTTTTTGACGCAAGCCATCCAGACTTCTTAGATATGGAAAACGTTGTAGAAGAGAGTGTTGAAGATGCAGATAGAGAAGGTGAGTTACCAGATCAACTGGAAGAAGTTTAAGCCGGGGTATTCGTTTCTTATACCGTGTCTTGATCCACCAAAGGCACTAGAAAAAATACATAAAACAACGAAGCGTTTAAAATATAAAACAGTGCATAAAATAGTTATAGAAGACGGAGTGCAAGGTATTAGGGTATGGCGAGTATAGATTACTCGAAGAACTCATCTGTTCTGTAGCGTAGACCTTTAGTAAATGTAATACCTGCTATCGTGTCTTCGCTATCTATACGCACACTAGCTTTGTACGAACGCTCTAAAGTAGTATCATCCATAAGCGTAGGGAACTGTCTTCTAAAAGCTAAAGCTTCTTTTACAGCTTCTCTTTCTAACGATCTATTGCCTAGCTTTCTCGCGGTCTTATACTTGTTTAGTATATTTTGTTTTCTAGCAAGTACTTTATTCTCAAAGTTTTTAGCAGAAGAACGCTGTTCATAAGTGTTTGAAAGGTCCGCCGGGGTAAACCCTATTGCTTGTGTCATTAAGTTCCATGCGTTGATGTCGGTGTCTATGGGATCACCATCTCTATTTCTTGCCCCGTCAACCATATAACGATAAGATTTTATGCCGTTGCGTACAAAAGTAGGTGTTAACCCTTCAGCAGCAAACGCGTATCTACCTGCAGGTAGATCGTCCCTAATAGCTTTTTCAGCACCAACTAAATAAGACCCCATTGGTCCAGTTAGCCCCATCATAATTGTACGGACAAGTCCATAGTCTTCAATACTTTTGGGGTCGTCTCTATAAAATATATCTCTACCTAAAGCTGCACGTTCACTAATGTTTATGTTTGCTACAGACCCTATAAGGCCGGTATAAAAGTAATCCCCAAATATTTCTTGGAGTTCTACTCTTGCATCGTAAGGCTCTTCATCATCGCCAAAAACCCAGTTGAGCATATCCATAAGGACAGTTATACCACCAAAGAAAGGTAATCCTTTTGCTCCAAGTAGCGCGTAGCTTAGACCGAAAGTTCCTACAACCTGCCGTCTCGCTGCACGTTTAACTTCGGGTGGTAAATCAGAGTCTATAAAAGCTTGCTTTAGCGACGTAGCTACCACGTAGGTTTGTTGAAATACTATGTTCTTAAATGTCCACGCAACACGACCAAAACTATTTTGCATCCACCGTGGCATTGTTTCTGCCATACCGCCAGTGTGCGCATCCCTAACCATTTTAGCTGCGAAGTCTATAGCTGCCTGTTCGTTATTTGCAGCCACCCCCTCAGAAGGTATACCGTTTTTCATCGCTAAATCATAAGCAGCAATAGCCGTAGCTCCTCTCATAAAACGCTCACTTGCAGCGAAAGGCGTGGAAAATATTTCTACTGCTTTGTAGAACGTACCATCAAAATCTTTTCCTTTTGTCTTACCACGTTCCAATGCTTCCCTAGCTACGGTGTGCTTGAGTAGTCCACGATTATCCAACTCAGTGTACATGTTTTTATACTTGCTTAGCGGACCATCTAGTTTTCCGTCACGCCAAGCTTTACCGGCGGCTAATCTTCCCCCCGCTTGTAATGCAGCTAAAGCTTCAGGATACGTAGTACGTGCACCCAGCATGGGTGTTACCATAAAGACTAAGCCAGTTACGTTAACAACAGCCGAAGATAAACTACCTAAAATGTATTCAAAGTAGCTAGCAAAAGTAAGTCCTGCAGCTATAGGGTTTACTGTGGGGTTCAAAAAGAAAGCTTCTTGTTTTGTTAGGGCTTTTGAGGCAGCCATCATGGATTTATTATCGCCGTGATATTCTTTAGCTGTCCTTCTTATCTCTTGCATCGCGGTTTCAATTTGCGAATTGTATCTGGTGTTCGCTATTTTGTTAGCCCATTTAATAGACACGTTAGAGTATGCACCGATAATATCTCTATCCATACCGGGCAAGTTTTTAGATTTTTTAAACTGTTGCATAATAGACTTTTCTGGAAACATAGCTACGTACTGCTGATATACTTGATCTATTATTGCGCTATCAATATTATTGTTCCGCATCTCTCCTACAAGCTTAGTAACAAACTGCCCTTCAGGTAGTCCTTTTGGCACACCCATAGTATCAATATTGTCGTACTGTTTAATTTCAAAATCTTGTCCGTATTTCTTTTTAAGCGCTGCTACGGCTATATCTCTTTTTCTTGGAGACTCTGCGGCTACAGGCGTATCTTTTGGGTTACCCTTTGCATCTAAATTAGCAGGGTCTTTAAACCTATAGTAATACTCACCAGTGCGTTCAAAAGGTACGTAAGCAACAACACCTTCTAAGTTAACAAAATTTTTCATTAGCTCTCTAGCTGAGCTTTCAGGCAGTATCTCAGTGATAAGCTCAACGTATTCTTCTAGGTACGTGTCCAGTTCTTTACGTAAAGTTTTATACGACGCTTGCATAGGTTTAGGCAGTCGATTAAATCTGACGTTTAGTTTTTTGTACGCAGCCGCTTGTTTAGCACTAGCATTTTTTGGCAAAGGCTTTAAAAAATCTACACTTTCAAGACGAGCCTCTATAGCAATATCATTAAACTCTCGTTTTTGAGCTGCAGTAGCTTTTCTTTCCGCTTTGTTCATCATCCTAATGTTTTTGCTAGTCCTATCAATAGCCTTATTGACTTCTCCACGTTTTCTTTCAATAAAGGACATTAGTCTGCCTATAGGCAAAGGATTATTATTGCGGTATCTAGGAGAATTTTCTCCGTACATGTTATCCATGTTAGCTAAGCTAGCAGCACCTAATGCAAGCACTCTAGCTTTGTCGTCTTGTATCTTTGACACAGTGTCGAGCGCAGCCTCAGTATTTCTGGTTACGAATGAATCTGTAGAGTCGTTTATTGTGTCGTCTATTACTTCGTCTATGTTTTCATTAGTTAGGTATAGGGTATCCGCTAGTGTAGGCTCTACTCCTTGAGATACATCTAACAGCTCTTCTAAAAACTTTAACGTCACGTCGTAAGCACTTTGTGATTTGCGTATACCGAATGCCTCAAGAATAGTTTGAAGAATACGGACGAACATGTTTTCACTTTTTGGTGCTTTGATTCTTTGCAGTATTGCTTGAAATTCTCCATTGCTCACAAACTCAGCGGCAAACTCTTGTATGTTTGTACCACCGTAAGCATCCCCAACCTTTGGCTTTACGTCGGCAAAGAATTGCATAAACTTTTTTGTAATCGGGTGATTAGGCTTATCTAATATCTGAGCAAGAGCTGCGTGTGCAGACTCATGTAGTAGGGTATGCTCGTTTAATCCTGTAACAGTATTTATTACTATTGTATTTAGTCCGGGTATATACGCACCACTAGCAAAATTAGGTAGCTCAGTAGCCGCTAAGTCTGCACCCTCTATTTTTTGTACTTTGCGCATAGCTGCGTTTACAGCGTTCTTACCTAATAAAACTTCAGTAACACGTATTGCTTCAGATAAAGCAGTGTTCCCATCAGCGGACTCAGGCAGACCAATCATTTTGCGCATAATACGCACAAAAGCAGAAAAAACGTTTGTTCGTTCGTATGGTATGGATTCTAAATAAGCTGCCGCTTCTGGACTTGTCATAGCCCAAGTGACTAATTCGTCATTATTCTTAAAGAAATTGTTAGTGCCTTCCGCAAACTGCTTTTCAATATCCGATAGGTTTCTTTTATTTTTATTCGTATAGTAGTTTCTTAGCACAAATTCTCTAAGGTTTGTTAGGTCTTGCACAGCAGCATTTTGTTGAGCGGTGTTTTTGTTGTTTTTATTACGTATGGTAGCCATTGTCGCTGCGTGAAATAACTCATGCACAAGGGTTTTATAGCTAGTGCCAACTCTGCCTGTTACGTCCGCTCCGTTTAACACTACAGATACAGTTGTGTCAGTTATACCAGTAATACCCCTAGAGTTTCTTGTCAGTGAACCTGCCCACGAAGGAACTGTATTACCTACGTGCAAAACTTTAAAATCAAATAAAATCCCTTTATCCTGTTGCCGCTTAAGCTCATTTGCTAAAGCAGATGCCAAGACCTGTAAATCTTTGTTAGGAGCGTTGTTAGCAGCAAATCGAGCAGCTTCAATTAAACTTTTACCTTCTACTCCTGCCTGCACTTCCAAAGATTCAAACTTTAACGGGTCTAAATTTTTTGCTTTTATAGTGGGGCCATCTAGTGCTACATTGGTTTTAGCAGTAAGCGATTTTATTTTTTCTATGAGCGAAGTTACATTTTTATCCTCACCACGATTCTTACGAGCATCAATAACTTCTTGAATAGCAAAACGTAAGTTGTTATCAGCTAAATCTAACTCAGCAGACTTATCAAGCTTTGGCCCTTGGTACTCAGGAGTTACTAATAGAAACTTTTCCTCAAACCTTACTAACCTTTTTTTCTGTGTTGCAGAAAGACCTTTTTTATTCTCTGCTATAACCCGCGCTCGAATAGACTCAGGAAGTAAGAAAGAAGGCTTAGGTTTGCCGTCAAGAGTTTTTACCTTTGGGTCAGCAATAGCATCAGCTATTTTCTTGTAACTGGCTAAAAAAGCTTTTTGGTTTTTAGTTGGCAAACTTTCAACAAAGGCAATCCATTCGTCCGAACGTGCTTTCTGAGCGAGTGTCTCTTCTGTTCTCCTAGCTATTTTTTCTGCGTTTCTTATCTCTGCACCCATCGTACCAGTAGTACCTTCTTTTTGGCCCGCGAGAGACTCTGCTTCTTCATCTCGTCGCGCTTTTTCCTCGGCGTCTATGCGTTTAGCTATCTGTCTGGGTGTCTCTCCCACTAGCTTTTTCTTTTCTTTGGCTACAGCTCTAGCGCCCTTAGTGCCTGCACCTACGTCTTTTAGTTCTTCTGCTTTTTTATCTCTTCCAAGCTTACTTACTTTACGAGCTTTTTCGTCTTCTTTTACTTTTGCGTTTCTTCGTTGTACATCAGCTAAAGTTTCAACAATAAAGTTTTCGTTATTAGCTAACGCTTGTTTGGCTTCTTTACCCATACTTTTATTTATATAGGCTTTAGCTTTTGCAGCATCTTCCGGTGTAGTTGTAAGTACCAACCCAGTGTTCTCTGAGTACGAAGGGTTTACTTCAGCAGCGATAACAGCTAATGCTGCCTCTGGGGAATCATAAGCGTCTAGGTAGTTAGCCAGTATCTCTGCGCCAGTACTAGCATCTTCTTTACGTGGATTTGCAGCTTTAAAAGCGTTCAGTTCTGCCGCTGCAGGACGCGCTAATGTTTTATTGTTATAGAATAGTTTGTCTTGGCCTACCCTAAACTTTTTAGGTGTATCTTTTTTAGCGGTTGGGCTTTTAGTTATCGGCCTCTGTTCCGCTGATTCGTCTACAAGGATGTCCCCTTCTTTACGAGTAAGAAACTCCCCGTCTTTTGTTTTACTAGTTACCGGCTCTTTTGCCTTTTTAGCGGCCTCTTCTATTACCTTTATTCTATCGTTTGCTTCTTTTAATCGCGCATTAAACTCTGCAGTACTAAGTTCAAAACTTCCAGCTTCGTCTATCCCTAACTGGTCAAATACAACTTTAGCATCTGCGTCATCTTTTAATGTGTTAGATCCATCAGGTGCAGGCTCATCAACAGTACTATCATCAGCTATAGATTCAGCTATAGATTCAGCTATAGATTCAGATGTATCCTCAACAAGAGGGCCATCAAACTTTAAATTATCATATTCCTCATCTATTACGTCTAGGTAGCTCTGCATTTCATCTTCAGACAAGTTTTGCACTTCATCAAACTTTTCTTTCGTAAACGCAAAGTTATCACTAAGGAAGCCAAGCAAATCTTTAGACCATAAAGGTTTAGTTTGAGGAATATCTTCTTCTGCTTCTTGTAGAGCTTCAAGCTCTCTTTGCCGTTCAGCAGCATCAACAGCATTACGCTCAGCAACATCTTCCTCGTAAGTTGTATCCTTTTCTGTTTGAAACCCTGTCGCCTTTCTTCTTAGCGCTTCTACTTCTGTTTCTGTTTCTGTTTCTGTTTCCAGAGCTTCTAATTCTTTGTTAACCTCGTTAGGAGTAGGGGCTGCCTGTTCTTTTTCTTCTGGTACAACTACTGGCTCGTCAACTGTTTCTTCAACCGATGATGCTTCGCCAATGATGGTTTTATTATCCTCTAAGTACTTTAGTGCTTGATCTAACTTAGGCCGCCGAGTAGAGTCAAAAGGAAGCTTATCTCTAAACACAGTTATAGCGTCTATTACTTCTTGGTTCTGCTGAGGATCAGTAAGGTCTTTACCTGCAATAGGCCCATCAGGTTTCAATATGGCGGCTGTTGGCCCGATACCTAAGTTATCCATACCCCACTTCTTTAGTTCTTTTACGTCTGTCGGTACGACTCTATTATTTTTTGCTTTAGCTTCGCTACTCGTTATAACTTCTTCAACCGTTTCTTCCGTTACTTCTTCTTCTGGTGTTTGTGCTAATCGCGCTTCTAACTCTGCTTCAAATTCTGCTTCAGCCTGATCTTTTTTGAACTGGCCTCTGTCAGTAATACCTCTGCCGACACCACCAACACCACCAAGAGGTAACCCTACTGCAGCACCAGCAACAGCGGACTCAGTTATACGTTTAAAGTCTTCACTATCAAAAATTAAAGGGTTTTCAGCGACAAACTTTTCTGCTGCTATATTTACAGCTTCTTGCGTACCTTCAGTTGTGCCTTCGGTAGCTGCACCTTTAACTACTCCTTTAACCGCATTAGCTGCAATACTAGGCCGCATACCAGACTTTTTAAGCACTGCGTTAACAACGCCACTACGCATACTAGGAGAAAAGCTTCTTAGGACTTGTGCAGGAGCAACCAGTTCAAGTGCAGAGTTAACTGCGCCAGCGATAGAAGCTGCGCCCGGAGCAAACGTTCCAGTTTCCTCATAAATACCTGCAAACGATTCTGGAGCCATAAGAGAGTAAGAACCAAGTGCACTTGCAATACCTGCACCTGTTGCCGCTCCTACTCCTAATAATGGGGCAGCTACCGCACCCGTAAGCGCAGAAGCAGCTAATCCACCAAGTATAGGTACGTTCTCACCAAATTTTTCTGCTACAAACCCGACGGCATCGCCTATACTTTCAACATCTTTGTAGCTGCCATATTGTGCGGGCGATGCTTCAGCAGCTGCTTGTCTTCTTGCTCTACCTTCTTCAATCTGAGCAGCAGCGTACTCATCTTGTCCAAAAATAGAAGCTAAGTATGCAGGCAAATCATCTTGTAGAGTAGAAGCTACATTTTCTGCGCCCCTTGTTAAAGAAGCGTCAAATATATCGCCCACCGAAGGTTTGGGAGTATCAAAAGCATTGGGAAATTTAGTCTCGATAAACTGACTAATTTGTTCTTTAGGCATCTCATTTGGGAACCGTACTAAATCCCCATTGGGCATACGTACTACCGGCATAGCGTTACCCTACTGACCACTAGGTTGGTATGTTGTAAACTCTTGTACAGCGTCTGTTATACCGCCTTGTCCCCCAGCACTGCTTTGCCCTCCAGTCCCACTATATTGACTGAGTAGTCTTTGATAGGTTTTAAGCATGTTATTTCTTATTATAGGTATTTGTGCAGCCAGCAGACGCTCTACTTCAGCTTCATTCGCAGCGGTAAAGAATCCAAATTTGTCACCTTTAAGATTAAAAGGTCCTTCACCAGCTTCTTCACGGAGCTTCTTTTCTAACTGTTGATACTCTGCCGATGCCATAATCGCAATGTCTGTAAGGTCAGCAGCATACTTCCCAAGCTCCAGACCCATAGCTGCTTTGTTTCTTGCATCTAATTCAAGACTACGAGCATCTAGCACCATTTGCTGTTCTTCACGTCTTGCTGCCCTATCAGCTTCAGCTTCTTTTATTTCTCTAGTCTCTTCTAAAATCTTAGAGCCTTCAAAACCCTTAGATGCACCAGCACCACGGCCTAGTATCTCAAGCACGTCCATAAAACCTTCAAGCTTTGACTTGCCATCTTTGTCTACTTCTTCTACTTCTTCTACTTCTTCCGCTACTACTTGCCTACCGCCCGCTGGCTTGTTGGCGTTTTCTTGCATAAGAGCAGTAAAAAATTCTGTCGCCTGTTTATCCTTAGCTGCTTTATCTTCTTCTAGCGCGGTAACAAAACTTGGAGGTCTGGAAGCTGTAGCAAGCGCACGGTCGCTTTTTACTTTTTCTGCTTCTGCTATTGAAGCAAAAGGCTGTGCCATAACGTCACTAGCTGCATCCCTAGCTTCTTGGGATGGCCTTTGTCGTACAACATCCATAATTGCTTCACCAAATTTGTCTAAGAAAGGGCGACCTTTTTGTTCGTCGGTATAAGATTCAACCATAGCCTCCGTAATCTTTGGCATCATGGCAGTGTTATAAGAGTCAGCCATACCCTCCATAGCATCTGCCACTTCTTTAGCGTTTGTTGGCAAGTTAAAATCCTTAAACTCTTCTTCTTCTACTTTTTTTGGTTTACTATCCATATAAACAGCTTCACTAACTAACTGCCCATTTATATAATACTGACCATCCATAAGTCCTGTGTAGCCCATCAGACTATCTTCACCTTCTGGGAACCCACCTACTAGATCACCAGCAGCAAACCCAACAATTCCGCCTTCTTGTTTACTCACTACACCACGGCCCATAAGAATATCTTTACGGGTAACCTTGCCGTCACCACTTAAATCAGGAAACCCTCCTTTTGCAAGAGACACAATACCGCCACCTGCCATACCGTCTGTATTTTCGGGAGTGGGGGCAGGAGCTTGAGCCGCAGTGCTACCTTCGTAATTTCGTAGCTCGCGTCGTATGTTTTGTAAAGCTAATTGATTACCTGTTTGTATAGCTTGAGCTTCGGCAGCTTTAAGTTGTAAATATCTTTGGCGCTGAGCTTCTTCTGAGTTTGGATCTTGCGTAGCCCCACCTTCTGCATACCCAATAATACCGCCTTGTGCTGCACCTACAGCTTGCATGTTTTGAGCGGGGTTTGCGGAAATACCTTGCGCCATTTGAGGACGTGGAGCAGTACGGGCTGCTGCTTGTTGGACACCCGGCATACGACCTTCCATCTGACTGGTAATTGTAGACGGTATAGTTTGCATACCTAGAGCTTCTTGGTTGCTAGCCGCAGCTTGGAGTTTTTGCTTTTCTTGCAACGCAAGTGTATAGATTAACGAAGGGTCTACACTTTGTAATTGAACAAGTTCTTTTATGCTTAACTTGCCTGCGTCATCTAATTGTTGCCCAATTCCATACGCCATAACTATGATCTCTTATGTTATTTTCCTGCTTGTGATCTATTAAATATATCAAACCCGCTTGACCCTAGTATTTCTGCTAGAGTACCACCGTAACCCAACAATTCAGCAAGCCCACTTTGCCCTATATAGTCCACCTGCTCAGACTCTATTGGTAATGACTGTAGCAATGACTGCTGGTACTGGACCTTCTTAAACGGATCGTCTCGTTCTTCTTTAAACTGTGCGTAATCAGCAGCTATACCTTGACTTTCTATTGCTCGTTGCGCTGCTCCTGCTTGTTGTTGTGCAGCAAGTGCAGACAAGCCATATCTATTAGTTAAATCTTGCGCTGCCTGTGCTCGGTTTTGTTCAGTATTAAACTGGCCCATACCTTGAGTATAAGCTTGCTGCATACCTGTACCGTAAATATCAGCTAGGTTCCTGAGTAAATTACGTTGACCTTCGGACTCCATAATAGCTTGACGTGACCCACCATAAGCACCTGCTTTGCTTAGCCTACCGGCGTTCTCTACCCGTTGTATTTCAGCCTGTCGCTGCGCCTCTGCTATTTGAGGTTCTAAGGCAGCATTTACATACGGCGACATATAATCTTGAGCTGTCGTACCGGAAGTAAAGCTTGTAGGGTTAAACCCTCCCATCTGCTGTGTAGGCAGTGTAAGTCCAGCTAAACCTTGAAATGCTTGAGTCTGTAATCCTGATTGCCCTGCAGTTAGCGGCCCTTGATATGCTTGATAAGGCATATTAGAAAGAGCTTCTCCTTTACCTAGCATCCCAGTTACATAAGGCGCAGCCCAACTTGAAAGGGATTCTGTGGTGCTTGCAGGTTGTCCTACTGGATCAGCCATAATTCTATCCTCAAGCTAAAAATTTATTTGCGTCTATTTGGCGACCTTGTTTAGTATCACCAGTGCGAGCTTTACGTATTTTATCCATCATACCGTACAACTGTTTTGCACCAGCGTTAGAATTGCCGTTGCCTAAGTGACTTACTACATCCGCTGGTATGACAAACTCTCCATCACTTAGGGCAGCAGGTTGGTTATTGTTTATAGTAGCAGGTATATTATCAGCCATGCCGTCAGTAGCGCCGCCCAAATACATACCTTGAGGAGCTATACTAGCAAGTCCACCTTGCGCCATTGTGGTAATTTCTTCGACTTCTTCAATCGGATACGGCTGAAGCTTAGTGCCTTTTATATAATCAGCTAGCAAATTATAGAGACTGTTTACCCCATAATCAGTTTCCGTGCCTGAAGGTTGAAAATAAGGTACTTGTGTAGACGCAGCAGTGGCAGTACTTGTAGCTGTTGGACGTGTACCCCTAGCTAAGTTAGCTAGATTAAGTGCTTGCAATCCCGTTGCCTGTTTTGTGTTAGCTACCCTAGCAGCGTCTATAGCAGCGTCCATAGCTGTATCGTAGCGAGCATCATAGTCAGCTTGTGTTTCGTAACCCTCTGCTTCCTTGTCGAAGATTCTCTGGCTCATGTTTGGGTTTGCATACCGCATGTCGCTAAAATAACGTTGCCCACTACTGCCCGGCCTGCGCGTAGGGTCGTAAGTGCCCGGAACTACGGCTCGCTCTGCTCTAAACCTTGGGATAACTGCGTCTACCATGCTAACCTCTTGTCCCCATTAAATATTGAATAAACTGTTGCACCTCAGAATCTTGCACTATACCACCATCTGCGTAGCCTGAGTATAGGTAAGCAAGCGGGTCTTCTTGCTCTTTTGATTTTAATTTAGGGGCAAATATGCTCTCACCTCCTATATCGTAGAAATAGTCTATGTCTACTAGTTCGCCCGGAGAAGTCCGTATCCCCCCTGTAAAAGTCCCAGAACTTTGTTCTACAGGTAAGTCTCCTTTAGGGACAGGTTCATCACCTTTAGGGACAGGTACATCACCTTTAGGCACAGCAGTATCAGGTATAACTACTTTAGGTGAATCGTCAGGAGGAGGTGTTGTGCCCTTAAGCCCTTCGCCAATTACCCTATCAGATATTTCTCCAGCTCCTACGCCCTTATTTTTACTGTCAGCCCCTACGCCTTTATTTTTGACCTTGTCAGTAGCAGGAGGAATTCTTGTGCCTTTAGTAACCGTATCAAGAGCACCCATATCTCCGGTAACATCTAATTGTTCTACTCCACTCGATCCAATCTTTGGTTCTTTTCCAAGGTCAACACCGTAAGCAGTGGGGGGAATTACTGCATCTTTTACTTTATTTAATCCTTTTATCCCATCTTCTACTGCATCAACACTTACACCTAGCTCTTCAGAAGCTTGTCCTACTAAAATTTCTTTAATTATATCTTGGTTTATTATTTCGTCTGCTGCAACTTTACCTGTAAGAACTCCAGTA